TGCCATGTATTATCTCCATACTTCTTAGCTCCTTCTGTATATACTCTGGCAATATCTTCAAGACAATCAAGAGGCATTAATTCCCATCTTGTTTTGTCATCTTTCTTGTCATTCTTTTTTCCTTCCTTTTGCATTCTATAAAATCTTCAAGTTGTTCCACACACCAAGTAACTAAATAAGCATATTGTTCGTTTCCTTCATTATATCCTTCTGCATTCATTGATAAATAATCATATACAGCATCTGCATAATGGATTGATTCATGAGCTAAAGTAGAACAATGGAAATCATCTAGTACTATCAATATACCAACAGCTCTAGAATATTTCTCTCTGACCAAGAACGTAGCTCCCATTACACTACTTAGTTTGGGACGATCTCTTTCTGGTTCATCATTTCTAAGTTCTTTGGTAGTAAGAAAGAAATCAAAAAAATCACAAGCATCTTCCCAATCATCCAGAGTAGTAACATAAAGATTTACAGGATATAGATTTTGATATAAAAAAGCTTTAGTTGTTTTGTTTTTCATTCTCTCTGGTTTTTTCATACTTTCTTTTTGGTTTGATTTTGAATAAATACCCAAACATTATTGTTTTAGTATCTTCATCATTTGAAATAACTCTATTTGCAAATTTAAACGGGTGATTACAAATTACTTCTACTACTTGATGTGGAATATTATATTTATTTGCTAATTGTATATAGATATTAGAAGTTTTTTCCTTTTGAATCATATACTATTCTATAGTATTTATTTTTAAGCAAACCATCGATTGTAAATGATTCTACGTCTATTGTAGAAGGTCTAATTATATTTATCACACTAAACACATCCTTTGTGTCGTTGTTCATCATAACGTGTTCTACTACTTCTAACTTAAGAGCTTTTTCTTCCTTTTTACTATATGGTTTGATAGGTTCTAAAATTATATATCTATCTTTTTCTTTTACTTTGATGTTCGTGGTTTCTACAAACATAGAAGAATTTCCAAAGTAAAGAGTATACTTATTAAATGGTAATTCTTTTCTCATTAATTTATTCCACCAACATTTTAGTAAACCATATTTCTTATAGATAAGAATGGAACCTGTTTTTATATCTAAACATTTCATTTTATTCTCAGTATTATCGTTAGTTGCAAACGATCTCCAATAACAACTGGTATCAGAGCCTTATTTACGCTAAGTTCGTCTTCAGCAGGTCCAGCTATCAAAATGCCCTTCTCTTTGAAAGACTTAATGTATCTACTTAGGTTATCCTTAGTAATACCTAAATTCTCAATGATATATTTTCTATTATATCTGTTTGCTACATTCTTATTTGTATTAGGTTCCTTAACGTATTCCATATCCATTTTAATAAGTGTAGCCATTAATTCAAGTTCCCTATCAGTTAACCTAAGTATTCCATTAAGCGCTTGTAAAAACTCTGGTATCAATTCTTCATTTGATACGGTTTTTACTAGTTTATTCATTTATGATTGCCTCGAGTTTATTTAACAATTTCATCATATTGAAATATACAGTATCATGCTCTACTTTCACACAAGTTTGAATTTTACCTTCCTGATACTTTTTCTCAATATTGTTCTTACGTTGATTGTAAGTATTCTTCAATTGAGCAATAATAGTACGAATCTGTCTGATTTTCTTCTCATCATTAGATTCAACAGTAACATTTTCAATTGGCTCAACTAAACCACTTTTAGCATATTCCTCAATCATATCACATGATACAGCTACGTTTACTTGGGAATAATAATTTTGTGAGTCAGAAGATTTCTCATCAGAGAACGTATACATATCATTATCCAAAGTAAGGATATCACCTGATTTTAATACACCAAAAGGTTTAATAACTTTATATTCTGTAATCATAATTATTTAATGATATTTATTATTTGTTTCATTTTATCTTCTCCAATTTTTCTTGAAGAAATCGTAGTTTCTATACCTAATCCTGAACAAGGATCTTTCCAAGCTTTACATACTTTGCAGTATTCTTTGCTTTTCCGTTTAGCATCAAATGGGCATTTTTCCCTGACTGTTGTAATAGTAACTCGGTAATCTGACATAGTATTTATTTTTTAATAGTTCCAAGTGCTAATTTAATCCACTTGTTTACGTCAAAATCAGGATCTTTTTCAGATATGATTCTGCAATTGTTTGAAGAATCACATACTTCGTATTGTTTGGGTTGGGTTACTAAACCCATGAGACTAATTGCTTCATTCTTAGATAATGTTAATTCTGTAGCATTTTTCATAGAAGGATTATTAACGTCTTCTGGAACAAATACCTTAACTGTACCATCATCTTGTATTTGAATGAACTTTGAGTACTCACCCAACATGTTATTTATCATTTCTTTAATCATATTCACATAACGCAAATATTCAAAAAAAGTTGCAAATTTTATACAATAAAAAAGGGGTTAACTTTATGCTAACCCCTAGTACATCCAACTACAACCACGATTAATTAAGACTACGCTTAGTCTTTAAAATATTTTTCTCCTTTTACAAAGGCTACTACATTATAAGGATTTACTAATTGACTATCTTTAAACAAATCAAAATCAATCGATGCTTTCCTAGGATATGCTATCACATCACCTACTTCAGGATGATTGTTCTCATCTTGCCACTGATATCCAGATGGCAGACGTAATACAATACCTTTTCTGAACGTAGTTAATACCTTTTCTTTAACTGTTTCGGTATCATTGATATCATAACCATTTTCGTCCTTTTTACCAGTCTCTACTGGCTTAATAATTTCTTTCTCTACGTATTCATCCTCTAAGGGCTTAACTATCATATCCTTAGTAGGGATATACACTAAACCGTCTATAACGGTTTTTAATATGTCCTGTTGATTTTCCATACTGGCTAAACGTACTTAATTAATTTTTGTTCTATTACTCTGAAATTTTTCTTAGAATATGACCACCAGCACTACAACAAATACCTTGTGCAACATTATTTAGACACCCACTAAAGTTTTCAAATTGTCTAAAATAACACCCTCTGCATCCATCATATGCTCTGATTATTTTAAAATCATCACCATTTATGTTAACAACTCCTTGTCTAATCATTTCTAAGTATTTTGGTTCATTCATCATGATATAGTTTGATAATAATATATTATATACTGCAGTTATCTAGAGTAAGAGTAATGGTTTATATTACTACTAATTGCATTTTAAACTACTATTATATCCTACTCTGGATGTAGGAACGTATTATAATCTAATTTTGTTCCATTTTCTTTAATAATAAATTTTTATTTTAGAGTAAAGCTATCATGAGTACCATTTTTATTCTTACAGAATAACTCACAATTTACCAAGTACTCATCCATAAAATCATTTTCTGAATCTATTTCAATGTCTACTTCTATGAGATCACCATTTTCATATATTTTCTGATAAGTTTTATAGTTCCAATTACCAACCCAATGGTCTTTTATATTAATAAAACCATGTTCTTCTAGCCATTCACAATGTGTCATTTTAACATTATTTATGATTATTTAACATATCTACGAGAGTTTCGTAGTTAATTCATTAACTTGTTGCCTTAATTCATTTACAAATCTAGTAGCTCCTTTAGGTCCAGTGTACCCTAAATCTGGTATTTTATATACATGATCACCAATACTATCTATACCATACGCATTATTATTTTTACTTAGGATAGCTTCTACCTCTTTAACTGTTAATTCTTTTAACATAATTTAACTATTTTTAACGTATCTTATAACCTAAAAGTGTTAATAATTCATAAAATTTGTTAATATCCCTAAAGTAAAGTGAATATGAAATCATCATATGAGCCATACCTTCCTCCATAGGGTTCATTAATCTTAGATCTGATACTTTCAAAGCTTTAGTACCATCAGCGCAATCCCATTCACTTACTCTAGCTCTTAATAGCTCAAAGTCACTAAATTCATAATAGAGTTGATTATCTTTAATTTCAAATCCTTTATCTTTTAATTCTTGTTCAAATATCATATTGCTGTTATTTAAATTCTAATTAGAGAACGAAAATGAATAATAAGTGTTGTAAAAATTTTTTATAAAAAATATTTTTGTGGGTATAATTGAAAGCGAGAACTGTAAAAAATTTTTTTCTAAATAAAAATTGGGGCATACAATTGAAAGCGAGGACCAGTACAATATCAAGTCCCCTCTCCTAACAAGTAGGGGAAATCCCCCGTCAAAGAGTTAATATGTCAATGGAACCTTATGGTGTATAGGTAACCGTAAAATGCTATGGATTTGTCTATCAAGGATAAAGACGTAAAGAACTACGAACTTACGAAAGTAGAGGTAAAAACCTCCAAAGACGGCAAAGCACGCTATGCAGTGTGCGAGTTCAGACAAGCAGGTCTAAGAAAGGTGCTGCAAGAGCAAACTAGACCTGTTGTGATGCAGTTAATGGCTGCATATGGTAGTACTAAGGAACATGAAGATGAATACTTCAAGGCAATAGAGGAAACTATTGGTGAAGTTTTTCCCATCTGTCGTGTTGAAGTAACAGGCTTTCCTGACTTCATCCGCAAGGACAATGATGGTAAAATCATCACTGAGACTAAGGAAAGAGACGGTAAGCAAGTAAAAGTAGCTTCCATCTATAACTCTGTCTTCATCTATACACTGTGTACTGACGAAGGCGAATGTATCAAGTCTGATGCAAGTCTTATCAAGCGTGGTGAGAACTTGTACAACAATTCTCAGCGCATTGTTGATTATGTTGAGTATGATACTAAGCGTAAAGCAGCTAAGGCAGCTAAAGAAGCAGCTAAGGCAGCTGAGGAGAAGAAGTCTAATCCGTTGTTGGAGGGTGAAATAGTGGATGACGATGAGTTGTAATGAGTAAGTGGGAGGGAGTGGTAAACACCATCCTCTCTCCCCTCATTTTATCTCTTTTTCACAATAAACCCATTAGTAATTTATATAATATATAGCGTAAATAATAAAAGCTCCTATTAAGTACTACGGATAATAGATTCGGGCTTTAATATAGTAGTTAACGCTATTCCTTAGACAAGAATAGTATAATAAAGTCTAAAAGACTGTGTATACTCTAAACTTTAGAGGATTGTGCTATACACTTTATAATCCGAAGTATTCGCACAGTACAAACTTAGATAGATGAAGTACAAATCTAGACCTAAAAATCTAAGTTATCTTTCAGGAGGATTATAAGATTTTAAACAACAAAAAACTAATAACTTTCCAAGACGTTGAAGACACCAGTTTCTTATTCGCAGAGTTAGGACGATAAACCAGTGGCGTGCTAAAGATATTCGTCAGGCACTGAAATTACCCGCCAAGTAATAATAAGTTTTAGGAAGTAAACTGTCTTAACAAGGCTATAAAATAGCCTACCTTGCCATGTAGTAATACTGTATTATCTAAGTATAGTACAGAACTACATGGTTTAGTATGATCATTAATCAATAAAATTATATATTATGATAGTAGTAGTAAAGTGCTATAAGCACAACGTAAAACCATTAGTAATAGAAGTATTTGAAGGTCATGATGAACAAACACAAAAAGATGCTTTTGAATTAGCAGCTATCCTAAGTAGAAAGAATAAGTGTGAGTATAAAGTACTCATTGATCTTTCTTGCGTTGCAGTTATAAATGATTCAAATTGGAATTCATTATTACAATATAAACATTCTTTAACAGAGACAAATGAGTAACGGAACAAAAGCAACAATAGGATTTTACATAATGTCGTGTTTATTCTTATTATCAATGGGGTTAGATCCAAAAGCAAAATTCTCAGCAATATTAGATATGATATTCGAATGGTCATTAGCTTATTGGATATTTATTGGAATATGTTATTTAATAATAAACTCATTTAATAAATAATATCATGAGCAAAAGAAAATATCACAAATCAAATTGTGATGCCACAGTTAGGGCAATAGTCGAAGATGCACTAGGACGTAAAGTTATCCTAGTTGGAAAGCACGCTTTCGAGTGGTCTATTATTCTCGAAAAAGAAGGGAAATTAGTAATAACTACCTTTCCTAATAGAGAAAAAGCAGTAGATACATTTAACAATAAATATAAAAGAAAATGAAAGCACTTAATTACATCTTATTTGGTATATTACTATTGGTATTATTATTTTATATAGTAATAACAATAAGTCAACCACGTTATGCAGTAACTAATATATTACTGTATATAATACCAACTATAATTGGTATCTATTTTGGTGTTAAAGTTATTAAACATGAATAATATAAACACCCAGTGTATGAAGTGATACACAACTCTCTTTTTAATTTAATATAATGCAGCCATGGTTAGTGACAAGCCTAAAGTAAATGCAGAGTCATATTAAATTATTTAGTAACTATTGTTTTTAGTAAACTATGACAACTAAAAACAATAACTAGAGGACATCTTACTATTATTACAACCCAATGTAGTATGAATACTCGTGTATGGCGTAGCTTTCCTTAATTAGGAGCAGTGATAACATCATGTAGGCGCAGAGACGTAGGAGACTTTAGAAGAATAGGCTTTATTATAATTTACATACACAGTATTTATAATAATAGCAGTCATAGCAGAGAAGGAATCGAATTAAACCTTTATTAATGTGGCCACATTAATAACATTCCTTGCAATAGCATGTTAGGTTCGCATGGGTGTACTACTGTGTTTATTAGTAACCAAGTAAGCTTACAATCGAAAACATTACCATAATGTATTATGGTGTAAGACAGTATGATACTAACTGAAAAATAAGTATCTGGATACAAAACTCCTATAGTTTAATGGAAAAACACTAGACGTATTGCACGTTGGAGATTGGTGGTTCGACCCCACCTAGGAGATCAAATTTTTAATATATGAGAAAGATAATATCATTCATTTGGTTAGTATTAAGAATACTTATCTACATGATAATATTATTAATACTATTGGACGATCCTATCCTATATCCAATATGTGTGATATTATTTGCATATATTGAATTTAAGGATAAAGTAAATGTTAGTGTTTTTCATGGTATTATAGATGAAGTTAAGAAAGAATTAAAGTAACAACATTCTTTTGGTTAAAATGTAAGATACACATCTGTTGTGAAACACGTGTGTATTATTTAAAAGTCACGACAGAACTGTTGTATGCCTATTATGAAATACACATACAATTTCCCTAGAGTAAAGACAACCTCATCGAGACTAACTACACTACTTCATACGCATTTTGATTAATACACAAGTTAGCGGTTCTAGGGTCTAGTAGGTTTAAATTGCCGGGCTGAACGAATGCCAACGGCTACCGAAGCTAATGTCTTTAAATCTGAATCATTAATACTTAATAATATGATAAGAATAATAATTCAGAAAAAAAAGAGTCGTAGTATATCTCTATACAAGAGAATTGTGACTCTTAAAAAAGAGCTTAATTTAAGTTGGCTTGATGCAATTAAGTTAGCTTATAAATTAAGTAAAGGATACGGTGTAGTAATCAATACTGCTATCGCATCCAAGCAACAGTGCATGTATTCATACATGGACAATCTTCATAATCAATTACATCGTTTATTCGATACTAATTGGAAACAAGATGTAGAAACTGTTGCTATGCAAATACCCAAAAAAGACTTTGACCTATTTAAATTAGGTGGAGGATATAGGGTATATATTGCAACAAAACCCGGTTATATAGATTACTTCTTACAGATCTATCCATAATCAGGTAAGGGAGATTTATTTCTCCCTTTTAAAAAATGACAAACTTGTTGAATTATAGAACTCTATTCATGTATCTGTTGTGAAACACATACTGATTAAATTGAAATCCTAAGTAGATACATGTAACAGCTTGGCGGCGTTAGTGGCTTATGGTCTACTTAGGATTATTTATGAAAACTATTAACATTAAATATAATCAATATGGCAACAAAAATTAAATTCAATTTTAAAAAAGCGAAATTTAAAATAGCTTGGTTGAAAGCATTAAAGGTAATTTTTGGTCTTGAATTACAAACAGCTAAAATTGCTGTAGATTCTGGAGAATTTTACTACACACTCAAAGATAATGAAACTTATGAAGCTATTTGTATTAAAGTAGCAGAAGTATGTGGAACTATAGGTGAATCCTTTTTCTCAGAAGAAGAAATCAAAAATGTGATGTCTATTGTAGAATCACAAATAGAATCACAAAGTACAAAAAATATAAATACTACAAATAATTCTCGTAATATACAAGAAATTACTCCAAATGTAGTAAAAGTGGGTTCAGTATATATTCTTACTGAAGAAGAATACAACCATCTTTGTAAATGTCGTGGTTTATTAATGGATATGTTAGGTACATATAAACAATTTCTACAAGCTTATGAATCCTTTAAATAAATCTTCATTAAAATGTCTTTTATATGTGTTACTACTATTGGCAGTAATAGTTGGGGGTATTTACACCATAGCTATTATAGGAGAACTAATAACAGTCTCATTAGGTATGGGTGCTATACTAGGTTTACTCTTTATTTTAATTAATAAAGAATCTCAGAGAATAGAAAAGTATTTATATGAAGAAGAACAAAAACAACAAGATTTATGAAAGTAGAAGTTTGGTACGCAGTAGATGAAGATGGAACACAATGTCTTTATACAGAAAAACCAAAAAGGTATGAGGATAATATAAATGGTTGGGTTAATTCAGATTGGGGTGATAAAGATGAACTTGCAGAAAATTTTAATTATGCACAAATATCTGAAGAAGATAGGATAAAATTAAATATTCCTATAATATCTTGGGAAGACGAACCAATAAAGATTGAATTAGATATTCAAGCTATGGTTATTAATCAATAAGGCAATATTGCACAGTTTTATTAATAAATCAATTATTTATGAACAAGTTTCGAGACGTAGCCATTGGGCTACTTTGTGTCGTACTATTAGGAGCAATCCTGTGGTATGGGTACGATAAGTACCATGGTACAGAAGCTGAAAAAGCTTCAGAATCAACTACTAAAGTTATTATTCCTACTTTGGAAGAAAGACTTAACGACTGGAATGTTGAAAAGCATGACATGGAATTGTATGATTTGTGTATGGAACTTCCAGAACAAATCGTACGTACTATTCTTAATAGAATAGGTACAACTGCAACGTATGAAGAGATTGCTGAAGAGTATCTCCGTAATACAAATTATTATATTAGTATGCAGTTAAAAGAAGTTATGCCGGGAATAACAGGTCCAGATGCTAAGAATGCTAAAGTGGAAATAAAGACTGAAGTAAATAGGCCGGAAAAAGAAAGTGAGAAAGCTGTCAAAGTACCAATTACGGTAATAGATAGTATTAAATGATCATGATTGCAATAACTTTTTTGAATTTCTGACTTATAATTCATTTATATGCATTGCCTGTGAAGGTAGTGCATATTTTTCTATCAGATCATCAGAAGATGACAAGCATGTGGGGCGTAAGTAATTATATAGACATTTATATTTATTAAATACGACATATAAATATATTTGGACATTCGTATTTATATAATTATGATCGTGCGGACGTTAAAATCATGCCGTTAATAAGAATTGTACTGGCAATACAATTCTGCTATAACGTAAAATATGTTAGATAGCCAATTTTAAGAAGTTTTACGTAAGAGTTTTTTAATATTTATTTTGCAGACGTAAAACTTCACGATGACACTTGTTATTAGTTGCTCATAGTACAATATGAGTTGTTGTTAATCAACAATCGTTCAATCAAAATCTTCTCCGTAGTTGTACATGCGGAGACGTCATTAAAAGTTATAACTTAAATTTATCAAAAATGAAACAGTTACATCTTATTGGAACTACAGGAAATAATTTATGTCTTGTACAGATTCCAACTTCTTGGTCTCAACAAGAAGTAAAAGAAATGCTTGAAAGAGCACTTCTTGTTTTTATGCAGGAACAGGAAGGAGATAATCCAGAATTTCTTACTTCATTAAATGAAGAAGAACTGAGACGTCAATTTCCTAGATTCGATTCTAAGTTAATCGAGCAAGTTTCTGTTTTACTTCAGAATGTAGGTACACCAATATCTACAGGAGGAGGTCTTACATGGCAAGTAGAAGTACAGAATTACTTATTACGTAATCCTACTTTTACTAGAGACTTAGTTCTCTTATTTAACAATCCTCTCAAAAAAGAGGAAAAAGAGTATCTTTGTATTAACTACATTGAGGCATTACCTGAAATTGTTAAAGTTTTTAAGAGCTATGTCTAAAACGTGGAAAGAAAGTAAAGCAGTAAAACAAGGACGTTCTGAAAAAGGACGTCCTAAGCCTAAAATGGAACCCTACAAAAAGGGTACTAAGAATAAAAAAGAAATTTATTGATTACTCGCCAGCTATCATATAATTTAATTTTTTATTAATATGGTGGTTATCCCCGAATCGTGAATAAGCCCAGAGTCCTACAGCAAATCAAAGCTATGTGAAGATGCATAGTACGCTAATAAAGTAAAGGGGGCAGCATACGATAAGAAAACAAAGACTATGCCACGATTCATTATTTAAGAACATGGAAATAAGAAACGTTATAGAACTCTCCGCATTTAGCAAATCTCTATCAAAAAAGATTACATATTTAAATCATGAAGAACGTATACTTATTGATATAGAACAAATTGCTGCAATAACTCCATCTTCAGAAAGAGAGGATTCACCTAAGAAAGTAGGTTTAGCCTCTTGTAATAATGATGAAGCAAAAGAAGAATTGTACACTTGTGTACTACTTAAATGCGGTTTTAGTGTGAGAGTAATCGAATCAGTAGAAGAAGTATATAATAAAATACAAAGAATATACAATTCTACTATCTAGTAATAAAAATCAATTTTATTTAAAATGCGAAGCAAAAGAAAAATGGAGACTGTGCGTATTCGCAAGGCGAATGCTACAATCAAAAAGGAAAAAGTAGTATGTTTTGCACAGGATAGAGACGTAAGCACTCGCATACTTGCGATACTATCTGTAGGGCAGACAAAATCCGGAGTAAAGAAAGAAACGAAGGGGGCTGATGGAAAAGTAACAGTAGCCTTTGTACCTGAAATTACTCGCTACAAAGTAATTTGTGGCTCCAATGGAAAAGTTGGAACAAGATACAATGTGATAAAAATACCTAAAGAAGAAAAAGGTAGAGTTATCAGAAAGACCGTTATTGACAACGGTACTGTAGGTCGGCGATTAACAGATGAAGAATTTGTTAATATGTATCCTTCTCAATGTAATATCTTTAAAGAGATATTTAAAGAAGAATTTCAAGTAGCATACCAAAAGGTATACGAAAAACTAAAAAATAAAAAGTAATGACACTTGAAGAATTTATTTATCAAGGTGCTAATACCGCTAGTATTAGCAATGTTTCTACTAGAGGACAACCTATTATTTCTACATTTTGTAAAAAAGATATAAAAGAATCAATAAAGAGCGCAATTAGTGAGAATCCTAGTTTTAAGCAATTTCTTGAAGAGAACCATGCTTATGGTAGATATGTAAAAAATGTCACTAATCAAATATTGCGAAATAGAGATATCTCTGGTAAACTAATTAAATGTGTACATAGAATCGCTCATAGTAATTTTAGTAATAGAGAGATTATTAACGGCACTATTAACTGGAGTAGTACATCAGAAGGTAGCGATTATTGGTTTGGATTATATGTTAATACTAAAAAGTAAATAATAACAATTTTAATTTAAAAATCAATTTTATTAACTTATCAAAAATTTAAAAATTATGGCAGATTTTAATTTAGATGCAAAAATGCAAGAGCAAGAAAACAATCAGGGTAAAGTAAACACTTCCGCAGTAGACAAAGCAAAAGAGAATATCGCTGCAAAGAAGTTGGAACAAGAGACCCGTGAAGTTGAACGTCGTTTATCAAACGCAGAGTCTACAGAAGATCGAGCATTAAAAGAGCTTCGTATGGCTCGTAAAAAAGAAGAAGCTCAAAAAGCATTTTTGACAGCTGTATCTACAGCCAAAACAAATTTTGAGTCCGACGGAGATTATCGTAAATACGATAAGGCTGTCGAGGAAGCCGAAGAGAAGCGTGACAAAGCCGTCAGCGACGCTAAGCGTGCTATCTACGGTGAGGATTATTGGAGATATTAATCCAGTAATTTAACTCCGAAATCAGAGTTGGGAGTGTCCGAGAGGCCTCCCAATCTCTTTCCGTATATTTAGTTCTAGAAAGAGATTAATACCACGATTTAATCATTCGAATTAGAGTAGAATAAAATTATCTTGAATTAACAAGATACTCAAGAGCCTTGAGCCAGAGTGGAAAATTCTGAGCCACTGATCACGTGCCTGAGATCATTACTATCACTTGAAAAAGTACACCGTAAGTACTGCTGAATCGCTAGAACCTTGAGTCAAGACCTAGTGATAGGCTTACGTAAGTAAGTTAAGTATAGTAATGATATCAAATCACACATAGAATTAGAGCTTTAAGCCGAAGTTAATGGTTATCGTCTTTTGATGGTAATTTAAAACTTCAAATTCTATAGACCTATCAAAGGCATTTACTATAGTAATAGGGAGCTATATGCCTAAGATTATTCTTTTTTAAAAAGATAAATATGTATACAGGAAAGACGTAAGCCGCATTGCGCATTCTTTGAGGAATATACTCGCATAAAAAAGATTCTTACTATTACTATAGATTTATAAGGTAAAGAGAGAGTGATCTCTCTTTATCTACACTTAATAATTTGGGGGTTAAAAATTAAAAAGTATTTACGATATAAGAACTGTATCGTATCTTATTAGGTTTATTGGAAACTATTAGGACGAGGGTTCGACTCCCTCCAGCTCCACGCTCACAAGAGCTACAAAGGCAGAACAAAAACTAGGATTTTTGATCGTGTTGACCGTGCGCCAAGTTTTTAAATTTTAGAACGGTCAAAAGGGGCTGCTTGGATTTGACTAATAGTGAAAGGTAAAATAGGTTCACTTTAAATTCAAATGGCAATACATTTGTCACTGATTACACTGCTCTAGGAGCAGCGTAAATCAACGTGCTAACTACGAAAATGAGGGTGTCTAGTAGCTTAACTGGATAAAGCCCTGAATTTTATCAGGAGATTGTGGGTTCAAATCCCACCTAGATAACAATTTATTTAATTATTTTAAAAAGCTTATGGATGAGAAAATAGCTGAAAAAAGATTAGTATCATTCAATAAAGAATGTATACTAGCAGGACCACGACAAAGCGTCGTTAGTTTCCTTAAAATGTTAATGAACTTAGGAGCAGATGTAACAAAAGCAACATCTGCAAAGAGTTTGATAACTAGTAAATCGAACATTGTATTACTACTTAAGAATGAAGGAAAAAGTAAGAAATTTCCTCAAATCACTGTATTAAGTAGGTCTTGGTGGGATTATTACCACAATCCCAAAAAGCATAGAAGTTCTTACAAAACATACAATATTCCAAAACAATGGAATAAAGTATATAATGAGATACTAAAACTTGAAAACATTCCATTCTTAATTCCTGAGTAATATGAGACTAACATTTTGGATATACTTTGATAATCCCGGTGAAAAGGAGAAATTAAAGAAGATAATGGATGAACCATATGATGATTTTGAAAAGAATCGTCTAATCCAAGAAGAGTTTGGAGTTGATTTGCTTACAGCAAGTCGAGTTATTGACACATATTATAAATCAATTAAGAAATGAAAGCAGGAGTATATATTGTTAAAGACTTATTCAGTGAACAGAAATATATTTTGTCTTTAAATGGTAAGGAACCATTTATAAGAATCACAAATAGTATTTCACTAAGTTCATTTGCTAATGGTCTTATCGAAAGAGATCATAAAATAGTTGAACAGATTTTAGAAGATCCTACTAAATTTGAATTTACTCTTCTATCTAAAGAAATTGAATCAAGTAAAATAGAAGAAAGAAACACAGAATCTAGTAGTATTCAATATACTGATGAACAATATCAAGAATTCATAAGTATAAAGAATATTCAACCAGATGGTAATTTAAATAAAATTGCTGTTACTGCAGATATTCAAGGTAAATTACATATATCTTGGGAAGAAGCAGAAAAATTATTTGATATAATAAATATTCGTTATTTAGAAGACGATAAATGGAAGAAAATAGAGATAAAATCTTCGATCAACGAGGCGAACTCTGTAATACAATAAAAGATCTTTTTAAAAATACTAGCAAATATGAAAACTTTTTACCAGTATTTAGAGAAGATGAAGGTTATTGTATGGATTGGGGAATAATTGGATCAGAATATGAAAAATATTTTGGTTGGATTAAAACTCCAGATGGGAAATTTTGTTCAGTATGTCCAGATAATATGGACTGGCGTACTTGGATTGAGATAAAAGCAAAAATTAATAAATGGCTTGCTTGGATATCTCAACGTCTTTTTCATCCTAATAAGATGATAGGGAGCAAACATACTACAGACTTAGTAAGACTAAGAATTGCTGTAGCAATGTTAGACAAAATAGAATTACCTAGAATATATTCTGATGAAATATTTGATAACTTAATTCAATGTTATTGGATACGTAAATATGTATATGATACGTATTATTATAGATATATATTAGGTATTCCATTTTAGTTTAGAAATAAGGAAGTGTAATAAGATTTGCCTACTTTCAGACGAGATAGCTGTGTCGTCGCAGAGGGCGTTCTAAACAAAGGATTCTAGGGGTTCGACTCCCCTAGTTTCCACTAACTAATGCTTGTTATATGAAAGAAGAAGAAAAAATCTTAATTGAACAAGCAAAACACGGTGATAATAAGGCTTTTAATCAGTTATATGAACGGTATCATAGACTGATAAGATATATTATCTTTGATATAGTCAAAGATGATGAACTTACTCAAGATCTATTGAGTAACACATTTATAAAAGCCTTTAGTAAACTCAGTTCTTATGTAAACCCTATTAGCTTCGAAGCGTGGCTTAAAACAATAGCAGTTAATACTACTATTGACCATATAAGAGCCACAAAGGATTTATGTAAGAACTTCAGCATAGATAATGAGACAAATACTATTCAGTTAGAAGAAACAGCTCCAGATCCCGAGTCAGATATGATTAAAACGGAGAATATTGAACTTCTAAGAATAGCATTATCTCGCCTAAGATCTAAGTATCGAAATTTACTCGAGTTAAGATACTATCAAGGTCTTAGTTACGATCAACTGAGTGTTAAGCTTGGAATTCCTATTGGTACTGTAAAGTCCGATTTGAATAAGGCAAAACGTAGGTTGAGAGAAATTTTTCATAAACTTTCAAAAAATTAACAGAACATGACAACAATGACTTTCATTTCTATGATTGTTGCTTTAATTCTAGTGATTGTAGCAATCGCTAGAGTACAAGGTAGCCCAAAGCTAGGTATTAATTTGATATTGACCCTAGCGTTTGCGATTGTTGTTGGATTTGGCATCCAGAGTAAGACTCGTCATATCGAGCCTAAAAAGGACCAAATAGAAAAGGTCTCTGTAGTAAACCACATGCCCATACAGGCTTTGCAAATTATTGGAGTGACACCAATGATTACTGCAACAATTGAGTCTGTAAGTAAGGCTTATATGTGGTTTATTAGAGACCAAGGAGACCAACAACAAGGAGAAAATCTTCTAGTTCATACTAGAACCAGAGCGTCACCAGATCACGAGGATTCAAGTTAGCTTACTAACTATTTTCGGGATCATTACTATTTCTATCATTAGTTATTTTAATAATTTAAAACTGTAAAGGACAGTAAACAAATCAATTGAATCATGTCTAAGAAAAATAAAACAATTCAGCAAACTTCTGTAAAGGATACTGAAGTAAAGGATAACAAGAGTACAAAACAAACTCAAGTAAATAATCCACAAAAACCAAAGGAAGTAAAGAAGCCTGAGGTAGAAAAAGAGGAGAGAAAACAAACTCCACCACCTGTAGATCCTGCGGTAGAAACAGTTGCAACTGAAGAGATTAAGCCGGAACCAAAGGAAGAAATTCCTTCAAAGATTGACTTAAACAACATTAAGTTACAACCGCATCAGAGAATGTCTGGCGATGGTTATGCTCGACTACTAGAAGTAGCTCAGCGTCATATAGCCGGAATGAAATCTGGTGAACCAGCAACGATTAAGATGGAGCAAGCCTTCACATATAATCTTGCTTGGGGTATGACTAAGGCTTCTATTCAGGCTCGTGAAGAAAAGCTTGAATTAGGTCTTGCAGTTCCAAATGATGATGTCATTGTTCAAGATGTTATTAATACATTTAATAATATTGGTGTTACAATGTTGCCGCATCATGTATCTGAGGATGGTAAACAAATGACCTTATCATTTAAGGACATTACTCCAGAAACAGAGAAAGAAGCTAAAGAGGAAATTAAACAAGAGAAAAAAGCTCCTGTAGTTCCTGAGTTGGATGCATCAAAATGGAAAGATGAGAATGATGCAAAGAATGGATTGTCCTATATCCTATCGCAGCAAAATTCCCCTTTTCCCAATCGATTCAGCGAGGCTTTGATGAAAGTACGATTGTATCGACAGAATCAAGAGTCCGACGAAGCAAAGAAGGAAACTTGGAACAAGATTGGATTAGGTGCATTGTTCGAAGATGCTGTTACCCTGTTAGGTAACAAATCTACAGCATTAGTACGTGGTTTGTGTCAAGGAACGGTAAGTTCTCTTATAGCAGATCATAACCCGATTTTTGCTCACTCAACTGTGAAGTACAATCTTCCGGTCTTAAGTGAGAATGAAGTAGTTGATTTGATTAAAGCGTTTATTCGTGTGCGTAATGCGGATTCTAAGCAACCAATTGATGAGACTACAGCAGTTAAGAATGGAATCCTTGAGCCTACTCGAGATTTCTTCTTACAGGTACCGCAACTAAGTAAATTAGTTGTTAATACTGACGATCCTAAATCTTATGAAGTAGGACTCGCCAAGAAAATCATGAACAAGTTCTATGAAGCCTACAAGACGGAAGTCCCTATGGCAGATCCGAAGTTCATGCTTAATGCAACAAATAAAATGATTGAAATTCGTAATATGTATGTAGACAAGGATGCAGCCTTCGCTCTATATACAGAAAGCGAATATCCTAAGGAAACTCCGAAATCTGAGGAAACTGCAGATCCTAAGAAAGACGAGAAACCGGTGGAAGAGAAGAAGTAAATAACTATAAATCATTATCAAAATGAGTAGACATGGCAATTTACTTACATACGTGTCATTTGCTATTGTAGGTATATTATTATCCTATAATACGAACTTCTTTCAAGTAGAAGAGGTTCGGGCAGACCAAGTAAAACCACTTGACTTGCCCGCATTAAAGTTTGATCCTAAGAATAATTTATCCTTAGAGATTGATCTTAATAAAGGTGTTTCCAATGTAAAAAGCGATATGCCGATTGCTAACATTGATGTCACCATTAATCACCCCACGAAACTCGTGGAAAAGGTAGTAGAGAAACCAGTTAAAGAAAGGAAAGAATATGAAACAAAAACTGAATATTTGGAGAAAGTAGTGATGTTTACTCTACCTACTCCTCGCTTTCACGTACCAAATGTTCAGATTCCTAAAAGTGTAGAGAGATGAAAGCAAATAATAATACATTAGATAAATTAGCATTTGTAGGCTTAATTATCTTCTTTATAATGTGTTTATTCTTTGCATGGTGTATAACATAACAGTTAAAGATAAAAGCTGTCGGGTCAAACGACTCCTTACCCGTAGTAAGAAGAAGGAGAGTGGTATTGTAGCTGTACACTTAAAAAGCAATAAGACAGCGTATATTATATTTGGACAAGTCTGATTAACGAATCGTATAATATAGACAAGGAAGACAGGATACAAGAATATGATAGCGCTAACACGCAATTCAAAAGGTAGTATGATAACTTATTAATAAGTATATCCTTTTACTCTAGAAAAGTTAATAAGAAAATGGAATAGTGTAGATATCAATCCATTCTATAGGTATTGAGAACCGTCTGGTGAATATACTAAGAGAAGACACTTCGATATGCTTACCGATAAAGTAGGGAAACATAGAAGATAAACGATATATGGAGTCTGCTTCAGTAGCTATTAATAATTGTAGGTGACAATGCAATTATTAAGTCTTAGAGTAAAGACAATAGTAAACTTCATTAGAAGTCCGTGGAGGAAACCAATCCTGAAATCAAGAAGGGACTTTAAACAGCAACTGCAACTATCACAAAGGGTGATAGAATTACTCAACAAAGAACTGACTAAGTTCCGGGTAGTGTCCAAAGCTACCTTACTGAATCCATTTTAACTAATTTGGATAGGTTAAATAAATTTGCCATCTTAGTGTTCGCTATATTAGTGCTGAAACACCTATATGAAAGAATATAGGGAAAGTATAGTTATGAAGGAGATTAGATATTTAATAGAGGGTGCTATAAGGTGCTACGAATCTAAAGAAAGTAGAATCAATTACTACAGCTTTTACTCTTAGAAGTAAAGGTCAACAGTTGGTGTTATTACTAAAGATTCATATGGCTGAGTGGCTATGATCCATACTGGGAAAGTAGAAATGAATTCGAGACTTATTTTCTATGGATACGTATGACAGATTATCCGGATTAGGTGCCAAACCTATACTTTATAGAACTATTAATATCAACGTGATTGTGTTTACTGCATGAGTTATATCACGATAATAAATGGAAACGCAGAGGTTTGGTGAAGCGTACCAAAACGTTAATCCAAGTTTTAGAACAACTCTTGGCAAGATTGTAATACGGTAACACTGTATGTATCTAAAACAGGTCTGACTTACCTAATACAAAGTTTTTGACGTCGGCTAACAGAGTCCGTCGGTTGATATCCGAGAAACCTGCAAAGTTTAGTATGCTTTCTTTAAAATATATAACGAAAGTAGGGCTTTTGTAAAGTCAATGGGCTAAGTTCAAGTCTATTAACGTAGAGCTACTGAATCCAAAGATTCACCACTGGCCCGAGAGTCATATTTCCTCTTAAACAAAGAATATTAGAGAGTATTAACATGTTTAACACCGTAGGGGCCAAAATCCCGAGTTAAAGTAAATTTGAGGAAGTCCTCGCTAGGAAAAATCTATCATTTGTAGGATAAGATAAACCATTTTCTGACTGCGCCCTCAACAAGCCAACCGTTATTGCTTCGTGCATGAGTACTAGAGTATGATGATAAATCATATGATCGGTATAAAGCGTTTCATTGAAACTTATAGAACTTTAGTACTAATACTATAGACCTTTCATAAGTAAGAGTAAATGGAAAGTAGGTGAAAGTCCTCAATATTCGAGCTTGTAAAACAGAAAAATCCTCGAAAAGGTCATATGGGCAGTATACTGCATATGAAAGAATAGAGTGGCAACCACTTTAGGGTGAAAAGACTAGAAGTGTTGGGTTTGGTAACGTTCCTAAAACGACCGTATATGTGGAATATTCGATAAAGTAATCCTATGTGGTTTATTATATCTTATCAGTGTGTTTAAGCCAATTTAAGACACACATACTAATAATAGTATATTTGTATTGACAAAGATATAACATTTGCTAGAGAAGCCTAGAAATGTAAAGAACTAGTAGCATGTGCATATCCCTATCAATATACAGCGGTAGAAGATAGTAAAAATGTATTGATCTTGTGACTTATTAATTAATGTCGTAAGATCTCATTAGTCTGATGTTGGGCAAGCGTGAGGGACAGTTAGTCATGACACGAACCTTCATTAGTTAATATGAAAAGTATAATTGGATAATTCTAGAGTAAGACTAGTTCCATAATGCACTAGATGAAAAAGTGTCATTTAAGAAGAGGAAGTATCTATTTAAATGTGTCTCTATGGAGTGCTAGAGTAATAGCAGTAGCAGAATTACAGAGTGAAATAGAATCCAATAAGCTTATCAAGTATAAAGAATAATTTCAAGGAGTAGTCATTGAATTGACGTAGGCGATAAGATAACAGGCACCTGGGCAACAACATCCCCTATTTAGGAAATACTCCAGTAAAGAAGTTCTTTTTATTTTATTTGAGTTTATTAATCTTTAAAACAATTTAAAATGTTTCGTTGGTGGAATCAACCACGAAATCAAGGAGGAAACAAATTATGGATTATATGCGTATTAATGCCGCACAATGTGGCGCAACTTTGGGTAAATATATTTTGGTTGTAGAACGGAATCCCGTTGATACAAATTATTCAGAGGATAAGAAAAATGGTGCTTTGACTTTAAGTCGGCCTATTTATTTGTATTCAATTCGACCGATAGAGGTAACTTCAGTCGAGTTAGTAGAGTCAATGAGTAACGAACGTAAAGTTCAGTTCAACAAAGATCCGAAATTACGGCTAGATATCGCCAATATTGACGACATTACGAAAGTTATTCCGGTACCATCAGCTTCTACTGTTAAAGCAGCAATTGAGAAGTATGAACGGTCTAACAAAGAAGAAATTACTATCTTTGTAGATTATGTTAAATTAGTACCGGAAGTTATGGCCCTTAACCGGGATGAGAAGAATGTACTTCAGAGCTTCCTGAATGCTCAGATGAAGTTCTGTGGAACTTTAGCCGAAGCCAACGAGCTTGAGGCTACAGCTTGTCGTACTCGGATGAAAGAGTTAGGTATTGACGTTAATATCTAATCGCTATGTCCGAGCAAGGATTTACTATAAGTCCGTGGGCATTTAGAGATTTAACTTATATGTTTAGTGATCCTATTCTTGTAGATCAATTGCTACTTACAGATGAAAAGCAAGTAGCGAAATATAAGAAAGTTAATAAAGATGGATCAATAACACTTGGTAAAACAAGTATCTCATGGTTAAATCGTCTATTTGGTGGAGAGTATGTACTTAATCCAGAGACAATTTGTCTCAGATTAATTAAGATAATAACCGGTATGGGTAGTGGTCGAAATGATGATGCATATAAAGATATGTGTGATCGTTTCTCAAATTATTATAAAGACGGAAATTATAGTTTGGCTATTTCCGCTATTTTTGTTGCGTATCGTTTTGTATTAGCTTCAGATATTAAAACAATGACTGAAGAGAACTCTACAGTTGAGAAAGGAGTTCCTAATCGGAAAAATGTTTTACTAAATGGAATACTAGTAAAAGACAATTCTGGTCAAGCTGTTGTGGTAGATTTTTCAAATCCATCACAAGTGTTATTCCGTCGTCCATAAAAATCGAAAATCATAAGTAATAGCAATTATGTTTTGTGATGAATGATAAACAAATATTGCATATTACTCAAGATATTTCCTGGTAGAGAAAGAGATGAGTTAATTTCTCTACCATAACATGGGCGTAATACGGTGTGTATAATAACATACTAAGTGGGTTGGCTAGCCTCGAGAATAAGAAGAGGATGTCATTATCGATGATGAATACGCCCTCACAGGTAGTTGATAATTCAAGTATATAAATAGATGTTTAACAATTTAAAATCAATTTGTATATGAAAATTAAATCAACAGAAATTAAGGCAAAATTGGAGAAGTTAAATAAAGATATTACTAATAGCTGGATGATCATTCGAACAGAGAACTTAGTTGAGAATGGGTTCAAACGTCATTATGATATGAAAGCGCTGTTAGATGATATCAATAAGAAAGCTATAGATCGTATTCAGACAAAACTAGATCAGTTCTGTATAAATCTTGGCTTTAAATCACGTGACGATTTTCCGAAAGATAGTATTTATCCTATTATCTTTGAGTTATCAGAGAAGAATGAACAATTTGTTCAACTAGGTATTATTATCGAGAAGTCGACGATTAATCCTACCCTAAAGATGAAGAAGGGGAAGAAGAATCTTAAGCAGAATGAGGAACTTACTCGTGATTTCTTAAATAAACTTCGCAACAATCTTCAGTTGGAGATTAATGGCCTAAAAAAGAAACTTGCTGACTTCAATGATGCAGCTGAGTTAGATACTACTAGCGCATACATGTATTTGGCAGCATAAAAAGGAAGATTTGTCGCTCCCTTTAAGTAGGAACAAGAGTTTGGCAAGTCGGGTTCGAATCCCGGACGAATCACAAGTCTCGAAAACTTATTTATTAACACTAAAATTATCAAAATTTATGAAAACAAAAGATATCAAATCTACAGAAAAGAAAACATCTTCTTTAGATAAGGCAAAAGCGCTTAAGGAGAAAATTATTGCAAATGCAAATGCACTTGCAGATCGTATTCTTAATAAAGCAATTGCTAAGGAAGAACAACAGAAAGCTTGGGAAACTAGAAAAGAAGAGCTTAAAGCAGAAGCTACCAAAAAGCGTAAAGAGGCAGCTTTGAAGAAACGGGAAGAAAAAGCAAAGAAGCTTATCCAGATTCATACTAGTATTCCTACTAAGGACACTTCTAAAAAGCAAAAAGCTATCGATAAAGAGATCGAGAAAAAACATAATGAAAAAATGATTGCTATGGAAACAAAGTTTGAAGACTTTAATCCTAAGCAACAGAAACTTACTAAGGAAGAGCGAATTGAACGTAATAAAAAGCGTGCAATTAAGCTTATTCATCATAAGGAAATTAAGGATAAAATAAAACATACAACAAAAGAAGAGAGAGAAAAAATAGCAGCAGAAGCTAGAAAAGCTGGTTATTTAGCCTATAAAGCAGAAATGCAAAGACAAGCTTCTGAAATTGCAGCAGATCCTAAAGCGTATCAAGCACGACAGGAGAAAAGAGCTAAATCAGAGCAAGAGCGTTTAAGTATGCTTGCTGAGAAACGTAAAGCTCGTATGGAGAAACTTCAACGAGTAGAACTTACTCAGAAACAAAAGACATTAAAAGATCTTGAGCATTTTAAACTGGCACAAGAACGTCGTAATAAAAAGAAACTTGAACGACGTCAAATGTACCTTTCTAAGGGTGGTATACAATTACCCAAAGTAAAGAACAAAGTGGAGATTCGACCTATTGTCGAACAACCAAAAAAACAAGATAGTAGTAAACATCGTTATATTGTGAGAACCCAATATATCGATCAACCATCTCTTACTGGAGATAGAGTTGGTGCTATTGTCTGTCTTCCAGATAAGTTAAAGGATATCGTAAAATATTCTTTCAACAAAATGATGGAAAAAGAATCTGATAAAGTGGTAGGATACTTTATTTATGATTCAGATAATCCTGAAGTATGTATCATGGAGATGGTTAACTCTAAATATCGAGAGATTGACGGAGTTACTATCACTCGTTTACAAAAACAGGATAAAACTGCAGCGTAAGCTGATATTCGTCTATGAAACAGGGGTGCGTCTGTTCAACGCACAATATAACACGTAAATAATCCGAAACTATAAGGGAAAAGTTGGTAGTCTATATAAGCGCTTATATAGGAACTTGGTTCGAATCCAAGACGTGTTACACAAATTATAGCTATGAAAATTAAAGACAAAACCTGTATAGTCTTTGATATTGAAGTTCTTAAGAACATATTTACTTGTACTTGTAAGAATACAGAAACAGGAGTAATTAAAGTATTTGAAATATCTTCTAGAAAAGTAGATATTCAAGATCTCCTTAATTACTTTACTCAGGATTGTTATTTTGTTGGTTATAATAATCATCACTATGATAATCCAGTATTGAATTATATCTTCTCATTATATAGAAAAAGATATTTTGAGTTTTTCAGTACAAGAGAAATAACAGAATCTATATTCAGAATGAGTCAAATTGTAATAGACAAAAACTCTAATTTTGAATTATGGAAAGAGTATAAATATACTAAGAATTTTCTATCAATTGACTTATTAACAATGTTATTCTCTAAAGCATTACGTGTATCTTTAAAAGAGATGCAAGTGACTATGCAATACAAAAACGTAGAAGAATTTGTAGTCGATTGGAAACAAGATCTTCCAGAGAAGGATATGGATAGATTAATATCATATAATATTAATGATGTGGAATCTACTGAAGAACTTTTATATCGATGTGAAAAACTATTAGATATACGAGTAGAAACTGAAAGAGATTTTGGATTACCATGTTTAAGTCTGGATAGAGTAAATTTAGGAGATAAATTATTACAATTAAAGGTAATGCAAAAATCTGGTCTTAGTAAGGACCAGTTAGAGAATATGAAATCTCCTATGGATCGTATAGATCTAGAAAAAGTTATATTTCCTTTTATAAAATTTAATACTCCAGTACTTCAGAAAGCATTGCAAGATATGAAAAATCAACACAATGTGTCTCCAGGTAGAAAAGGTTATATTAATACTTTTATATTTGGTGGAATGGAAGTAACTATTGGAGTCGGAGGTATACATGGTGACAATGGTTGCTGTTCAATTAAATGTAATGAAGATGAATTATTATTAGATTCTGATGTTAATTCACTATACCCAAGTTTAATTGCAGTATATGAACTATATCCACCCAAATTAAAATCCATTCTTAAAGAGGTATATCCTGAAATTATTCAGGAAAGACTAGAATTTAAGAGAACAAAACAAAAAAATAAAAATGAAACGTATAAGTATATGCTTAATGGAGTAACTGGGAAAATGCAACAAGAAGTATCTTGGTTATATGCACCATTTTCTATTATGCAAGTACGAATTAACGGTCAATTGCTACTTTTAATGCTTGCTGAGAGACTTTTAGATCTAGGATGTAAGTTATATCAGATTAATACTGATGGTATCTTATATAAGATAAAAAAGGACAAATATGATAAACTACAACAAGTACTAAAAGAATGGGAAGAGCTTACTAAGCTTACTCTAGAAACAGAACAATTTACTTCATTTTATCAGTTAGCAATAAATGATTATTTTGGAGTAGAATCTGATGGAAATATTAAGAAGAAAGGATTCTTTCTAACTGATATTGAATTAGGAAGAGGATTACAACCTAAAATAATACCCGAAGCAATTATTAACTATTTTGTTTATAATACTCCGGTAGAAGATACGATTAAATCATGTAGAGATATACGTAAATTCTTACAAGCTGAGAAGACTGGTAAACAGTGGACAGTTGAGTATAATGAACAAATTCAACAGAGAACTAATCGATTTTACGTTAGTAATAGTGGATATTACTTATGGAAATGGAAATTAGATGAAACTGGAAAAAGATCATATCATAATATGCTAAAAGGTCATGGAGTAAAACTTCATAATCGATTATATTCTGATGAAGATCTTCAATGGAAATATTCTCAAGGAGAAACATTCCAGAGTATATATGATGTTGATTATCAATATTATATTACTCAATGTGTTAAAGTGATTGAACAATTAAAACCTAGACAGTTAAGCTTGTTTAACTTTTAACAGAAATTGGCAGAAAATAACAAATCTTTGACAAGCTTTTAAAATTTTTAAGAGCATGATCATTGAACTAGATACAAGTCTATTAGAAATAATAGACAATATATCAATTAATCAGTTAGTATTTTTAAGTCTTGTATTAGATAAGAATCAAAAATCCCATCAAGGTATCACACCACTTATTCGCCTGGTCAGTGATAGTGAAATACAAGACTTAATCGACAGAAATCTAATTCAAAAGAAAGACGATAGTAAAAAGTTAGTGTATAAACCTACTAAGGAATTAGTAGATAAATTAACTCCTAAAGATATACTTTTTGAGCAATTTTATACATTATATCCAATAATGGTTAGTAGACCAGATGGAACTAAAGGCTTTCTTAGAAGTAATGTTAAGAAATGTAGAGATTATTATAACAAACTAGTTAAAGGCAACCCTGATCTTCACAATAGGATCATAACCGCTTTGAATTTTGAGCTTTCCGATAAAGCAATGACTGGTAAGCTTGGTTATATGAAAACTATGTGGAAATGGCTTACTTCACATGAATGGGAATTAATTGAAGAGCAAATGAATATTAACCAACCTGAAACTACTATGTTGTATGGAACAAAATTACGTTAATCCGCTACCGTTTAAACATATATCTACAGCTGCAAGTGAAGCTGTTACATATATACGAAGACGCAAAAACCATGAAATTGAACCACTTAAAAGTAGGTGGAATAAATTCAATGAAATGTGTTGTGGTGGGATTGAACCTGGTTGTGTTTATACAATTGTAGGAGCATCAGGAACTGGTAAGTCTTCGTTTGTAAATACGCTCGAAACTGATTTAATTGAACTTAATTCTAACAAGGAATTGGTCGTACTTTCTTTCTCATTTGAGATGCTTAGCCGTGCACAAGTAGGAAGAAAACTATCTAATAAGTTGCGTCAAACAACTACACAATTGTACTCGGCATCAGAAGATCTTTCTGATACTGAACTTAATTTAGTTGAGGAAACTGCAGAATCTCTTAAAGATTATCCTATATATTATGTGGATGATGCAGCTACAGTACAAAAGATAGACGATACAATTACATATTTTCAAAATACGATTGCTAAGGATAAATGGTTAATAGTTATTCTGGATCATACTTTATTAGTAAATAGTGATAACTATAAAGATGAAAGAATGATTATATCTGAACTTGAAAGAGTATTTATCAAAGCAAAGAAAGTTGGTATGACAAGTATCATACAATTATCTCAAATGAATCGTAATATAGAAAATATTGATAGAATTAATAATCCATCGAGTCACTATCCGATGCGAAGCGATTTATCATCATCTGACTCTGTATTTCAAGGAAGTGATGTTATAGCGGTTTTATCTCGACCTGAAACTTTAGGTATTACCGCTTATGGTCCTCAACGACTACCTGTACAAAATAAAGTATATCTCCATTTTCTTAAAGTAAGAGAAGGAGAATTAGCAATACTTGAATTTGAGAATGACCTGAAATATAACAACCTAATTGAGTTATAGATAGGATTTTTATTAATCTTGGTTAAATAAAGGCGAATTATGACATACAAATATAATACAGTAAACAACACGGCAAAGAATAACACAAATCTTGACTATACGATTGATTTGAGTAAGTATTTTACGACAACTACTTCTTCTAAGAAGAGTGATTATACAATTAGCATTTTGGATAAGATTAAATCTATTTTCCCGTGGGCTAACAAGAATGATAACAAGTACACAATTCTGACATTGGATAATGCTCCGTATGAGAATTATACAATTTTGGATATTACTCCGGAAGCATTGAATCTGGAATGGAACAAAGCGGCTTCTCGCTTGTTTGATTATATTTACTATACAGAGAATCCCTCCTATGATTTTAAGATTGGAGATATTCCAGTTAAGATCCATGGTAATTATATTCAAGTAGGTTCTCGATTGATCCCGAAGTTTACAAGTTCGTCATTCTTTAATGATCTTCCTAAGAAGGATCGTATTATTCTTTACAATATCTCAATGAACATTAATTCATTAGAAATTGCAGCGTAACTAACTTATAACAAATCTTTTCAGAATTTTACAAAATTTTTCAAACTATATCAAATTCTTTCAAAGTTTTCTGAGAAGTAGATAGACTAACATTATGATAGTATTACCTACTGAGAAAATTAAAGCAAAGGTGAGAAATCCAAGATTTCTTATCTTTTTTGGTAAACCGAAATCTGGTAAAACAACATTAGCAGCTCATTTAGAAAATAATTTAATTATCGATCTAGAGGGTGGATCTGAATTTATTGATTGCTTAGCAGTACAAGCTAGAAATATTAATGATTTAGGTGAAATAGCTAATGCCATTAGACAAAAGAATAAAGAATGTAATGGATATTTCTACAAATATATCACGATCGATAACGCAACACGTTTGGAAGAAATTACGTTATCATATGCTCTCACTTTATATAATCAAACTCCGATGGGGAAGAGTTATAAGGGAGACGTACGATTACTGCCGCAAGGCGGTGGCTGGTTTTATGTAAGACAAGCTGTACGTAAAGTATTAGATATGTTTAGAGAACTTTGCGAGAATTTTATCCTGATAGGTCATACTAAGGATAAACTTGTAAACAAAGATGGTGAAGAACTTTCAGAAATGGAATTAGACTTAGCTGGAAAGTTAAGTAATATAATATGTGGAGAAGCAGATGCTATCGCATATATTTCTAGAAAGAAGAACCAAACCATTGCATCCTTTAAAGGTGGAGAGAATATTACTATTGAAGCAAGAGCTCCACACCTAAGAGGTCAAAATATTGTTATCGCAGAAAGTGATGACGAAGGAAAAATCTCAGTATATTGGGATAAAATTTATTTGCCAGACCAAGAATAACCAAAACATAGAAGAAGATGATTTATAGTTCACAAAGAGCACAAGCTATCCAGAAAAAAGATATTGCATATTTAGCAGCTGGTATCCATGACAATGTAGTATTAGAATCAATTAGAGTAGATAAGTCTCTTAATGGTAATAATTTTATTGAGTTTAAATTCGTTGCAAAAGATGGTAAATTTATGACTCATACAGAGTGGGAACCGTCTAAATCAGACAACATGTCTGATGAAGATTTGCAAAGAAAATGTGATAATCAGTTTGCAAGAATTGACCAGATTCTTGAATGTTATTATCCAAATCCTGAAGATAGAGTCTTTAATGGCGAAAGCTTTAAGGAGTTTATTACTTGGGTAGCTGAAAAGCTTAACAATGCAGATAAGTCTACATTGCTTCGTATTAAAGTAGTATATAATAATAGTGGTTATACTACTCTACCGAAGTATGCAAAATATAGATTTATTGAACCGATGACGATTGTTGATAAAAATGAGTCTGTTATTGTCAAGTTGAATATTGATCAATTTGAGAAACCAGTAATTGCTGATTTTGAACAATCGAATCCAAATCCACTATTATCTAATGAATCATTTACCGTAGTAGATGGAACTTTAGATAATACAAATAATGCCGATCCTAACGGATTGCCATTTTAAAAATATAAATTCTATTTGCGCAATAGAACGAAGACTATGCAGCCTCTGATTTTATCACGCAAGCATACCAGATCGTAGGCTGGCACTGACCACACAGGGGGTATTGTAAAAGGTGGAGCAATGTCTAATGGTTAGATTCGTGGGGATCGTTACCCCACATTGCACTTATTCAAATTTATATCATATGTATGACTCTAAAAGAATTAAAAAACAAGATAATCCTATTACTTTGGATTATATCTTATCAAAAGTCACAGAATATGATATTTATGCTAGATATCTAGGACAATTTAAAGTTGGATTTATTTATAATAGTCCATTCAGAAAGGATAAGAATCCTTCATTTGGAATATTCCGAAGTAAGAAGACTGGAAAATTACTATTTAAAGATCATGGTAATGGAGAATGCGGAGATGTAATTAAATTCGTAGAGTTATATACTGGTATAACTAATTATAATGATCTACTAAATCAAATAGTAAAGGATATGCAAATTACTAATAATACGGTATTGCATAGTAATAAAGAAGTAGAGAAATCTACTGAAACAGTTATTGGAGTAGTTAGACAAGATTGGACAGATATAGATAAACAATATTGGTCTCAATTTGGAATTTCTCTAAAGACTTTGAAGAAGTTTGGTGTAAGTAGTATAAAATATTATTTATGTGATGGTGTAGTAAAGGGAGTGTATAAGGAAAATAATCCCATGTATGCATATAAAGTATATGATAGATTTAAGATTTACAGACCTTTAGCAGATAAATATACTAAATGGCGTAATAATTTAACTCCATATGATATTCAGGGGTATGAACAATTACCTAAAAAAGGTGATTTACTAATTATTACTAAGTCTATGAAAGATGTCATGTGTTTATATGAAATGGGTTATACTGCGATATCACCAGCTTCAGAAAGCACATTTCTTACTCCAGATGTTATAGATGCACTTAAACTTCGATTTAAGCGCATTTTAATATGTTTCGATAGAGACGTTCCTGGAGTTAAAAATATGCGTAAAATTAGCCTTAAAACAGGCTTAAATGGATTCTTAGTACATAAGAAATTCCAAAGTAAAGACATATCTGATGCCGTTAAGAATAATGGCTTTGAAGTAATTAAAAATTGGTTAAAAGAAACACTATGATATGGTTTACTTCAGATCTACATTTCTTTCACGACCGTATACTAGAATTTCATCCAAAACGAAAAGATATATTTGGAAGTACTGTTGAAAAAGCTAAAGAAGCTATGATACAATTATGGAATTCTAGAGTAAACAAGAAAGATACTGTATATATTTTAGGTGATCTTGCATTTGGTGAAGTAGAAGATAAAAGAAAACTATTTCAGAGACTAAATGGTAATAAAGTACTAATACTTGGTAATCATGATAAAGTACCAGATCATTTAAAATGCTATTTCAATCATATTACTCAGATCAAGAATATTAAATTTAAGAAATCCGTATATAATTTCTTACATAAAGATCTAGAAGTAATAATGTGTCATTTTCCGATGTTAAGTTGGGAACACAAAGATAAAGGATCTGTTATGATACACGGTCATTGTCATGGAAAAGTAGATCAAATAAATACAGATTCTAAAGAATTAAGAGTAGATGTAGGTATAGATGGAAATCTAGCTAATTATGATCTAATATCTTTAGAAAAACTTGCAAATCATCTTATAAAAATAGAAAAAGACAATAAACATGGAATGGTTAAATAGTACACCAGACTTAACATGGTTACAATTAATTCTGATTAGTTTTATTGGAAATCTTTGTGGAAGTTTACTTTGTACATATATTGATCGTTATGAAGCAAAGAAAAACAAAAAGAAAGAAAACGATAAATCAGAAAGTTAAAAATGCCACACCAAATATATATGATGGTATTGAATTTAAAAGTAAACTTGAAACATATGTTTATAAACAGTTAAAGGCTCATAATCTCAAAGCAGAATATGAGCCTATTAAATTTGAATTAATACCAGCATTTACGTTTTGTGGTAAGAAGATTCGAGCAATGACTTATACTCCAGATTTTGTTGGAGATAATTTTATCATAGAGGCTAAAGGAAGACCTAACGATGTATGGCCATATAAATGGAAATGGTTTATGTGGTCATTATTAAATAAAGGATTAGCTGAGAAGTATAAGTTATTTGTAGTACATAATCATAAAGAGACAGATGAATGTATTAGACGAATTCAAGAACTATAAAAGAAAGTTCATACAGATATCTCATCGAACTGCAATATTAATGCACATCTTTGAGAAATCTGATGATGATTTTGAGGATATAATTCTAAGTGATCACGAAGAATATTATAAACAAAATCATAATATAAATATATACAAAGAAGCTGCAGATCAGTTTTTTAAACAATTTGAAGGACATGAAAATCTCTACTTTGTAGAATGTTTAAGAGATAAATGCAATGAAATGTTAAAAGAGCACGAAGATAGAGTACAAAAATTGAAACTAAATGAAAGTAACAGCAATTAGTGATTTACATGGTAACCTTATTGATATAGAACCATGTGATCTGTTATTAATATGTGGTGATATATCTCCATTAGATATTCAAAGAGATTATATCCAAATGACAAAATGGATATTTAATGAATTTCAAGAATGGATAATGAAGATAGATTGCCCTACTATTATACTTACTCCAGGTAATCATGATTTTTGGTTTGAAAAGATGATTACTCAACCAAATACTTACTTATTTAATAAGTTAACTATATTGATTGATGGAGAAACAAAAGTATATAATAGTACTGACGACAAATGGTATAAAATCTATGGAACACCTTGGTGTAAACAATGTGGACCATGGGCATTTATGGCTAATCATGCTGAATTAGTTAAGAAATATGAAAAGATACCAAAAGACTTAGACATATTAATGACTCATGAAGCATCTAATCTTGCAGAAGTAGGAACTACTCATGACAATGGAACTGAAATACAGTATTGTTGTGCTGCACTAACTGACGAGATTAAACGAAAAAAGCCAAAGTATGCTCTGTGTGGGCATGTTCATACTGGGAATCATAATATTACAGCATGTCCTGTATATGATTATGTATTTCAAGAGGAAACAGAATGGACTAATGTACATGTAGCGAACGTAAGCATACTTGATGAATCTTATTCGATTTATTTTAGACCAACAACATTTGAACTATAACTTAAAAAATTTACGATTATGAAGAATTACGAATTAGTTAATTTACAATTAGACGAGCAAAATATGAATAACGATATAATGTCTCAAACTGAACAAGATATTTATTTTGAAGCAGATGAACTAAATGACATTGCATTCGTTAATGAGTTAATGGAAGCAGATCGTTTAAGTAAATTAGAAGAGTAATTATGGACATAAGTATACCTTATTACGAAGATAACACTCGTATAAGTAATAGTAATATCGGATGGTTCCTAAAAAAGGGACCCCGATATCTAAAGGATATGCTAGATGGAAAAATTGAAGGATTAAAAGCAAGTTTCTTAGATAAAGGAACTATGATTCATGAATATATTCTTCAACCAGAAGAATTCTGGAATGATTATATTATTTTAGATTTTGCAGTACCTAAAGTAAAGCAACAAAAAGATCTTCTAGAATTTTATTCTACTGCAAGATTAACCGATCCTTTTGCTACTGAAGAAGATATATTATTAATGAGTTATAATGCAGCTTATAGTAATAATAAATCTATCGATAAAAGAATTCAAGAAGCAAGAGAATTAGTAGAATTATATAAAAACTACATTGAATACTTTAGAAATAAAGATAGTAAGAAAGTTATTTCTTTTGCTGATTTGGCTCTTCTAAAGACCATAAAGCAAAATATGCAAGAGCATAAAAAAGCAAATGAGATTTTATTTGCTTATCCAAAAACATTTGAAGTTCACAATGAATTTCATATAAATTGGGAATTTCCAAATGCTTCTAAATTAGGAGATTTTCCTTGTAAATCTTTACTCGATAGAGTAATGATTGATCATACAAATAAGAAAGTAGTACTCGTTGATATTAAAACTACAGCTGATGTGTATAATTTCAGACATTCTATAGAAGAATTTGACTATTGTAGACAATTAGCTTATTACTGGTTTGCAATTTATTGGTATTTTAAAAATGAATTAAAACTAGATTTAGAAGAATATACACGAGAAACATATATAATAGCTGTTCAAAGTCATGACGGTTATGAAGTAAAGGTTTTTAATATTGAGAATCAATACATCGAAGCCAAAGTATGTGTTATTGAAGATGCTATCAAACGCATAGCTTGGCACAAAGATAATGACTTATGGGATCATATAAAAGAATATTATGAAGGAGATGGAGCAGAACTACTATGATTATTAATAAATATACAAAACATAGTATATTTTCACTTCCTCAAATATTTTATGATACCTTTACAAAATATGATTTGAAAAATAGTGAATTTGTAAATATGTACACAAGCGATATGAATAATCCACTACTTTCAAATCATATTTTTTTAGTATTTCATAATACTAAAGCTTACTTAATAGAGAGATTAAAGAAACATAGACTATATTATTGTGATTATACTTTAACAATAGATAGAATTAATTATAGAGTATTTGCCTTTAATAAGGCTTATTCAATTCATTCCATAGTAAACAAAATAGATCTTGGTTTATATGAACGTCTAGGATATCAAGCTAAATTGCAAATATTAAATTTTTGGAATATTAGTGTTGATAGTAAAGTTCACGAGTACCTATTTAATCCTCTTACAAAAGTAGTAAAACCAGTAGGTGAAAATATATCACTACAAGATTTAAAATACAGAAAAGCCCCAACAGTAAAAACTGAAGGGGCTTTATTATAATGGCCGTTAAAATTTTTGTGGCTTTAAAAGTTAAATATTGAAATCATGTTATCATAATACTCCATTTTTGATCTTGGATCTTGTGCTTCCCATATACTTCTTAAAGGAGTAGCCTTAATTAAGGATCGTTGGAATCGGTTCATACCTTTGTATGGACCTTTTTTTATCTCTTGTGTAGGATCATTCAACATCATTGTAGTTAAGTCACCCCAATATTGTAAAGTAGACCATGCAGCAGTAGGAGTATTAAGTAAGTTAATTACTTCAATAGGTAATATGTTACCACGTGTCTCTAATGAAGCTCTTAGAGTAAGATACGCTGCTTCTTGTTTCCACCAATTACGTTTGTCATCATCTGCCATCGCTCTTACTAAAGAAGAAATGATCATAAAACCTACTGTGGAAAATAAAACTTCATAAGTAACTCTTTTAAGACATCCTTTTTCGAAATCGTCCAATTCATCATAATGATTTTGATATAGTTCCTTTAATTGATCTATTTTATTCTGATTAAAGTAATGTCTATATACATATTTAACTGCAGCTGGTACTTGAGCTTCGCTCCACATGCCTGTAGAATAGTTAAATTGACGTTTAGTTAAGAACTTAGTTTGTAAGTTAACCAAAATAAAGTTACGGAAGATAAGTAATAATTGTCCAATTACAGTTGCATGTAATTTACTTCTATCCAAGTCTGTTAATTGCGTGTCAATTCTGGTACCTACTTGTTTTGCCGTATTTCTAACTTTGTTTATAGTAGCTTCATCGAGAGATTTAGCGTACTCTGGTTTTATTACTAGTTTGTTGTTTTTAACTTCAAATGCATCATAAAAAGTTACACTTAGAGTATTCCATTTGGCATTGCCTTCCTTTTTACTCTTAAATCTTCTTAGGAATTCGTTTTTATTTAAGAATTTACCAGATTCAGGATCATATTTATAGTATAGACCAATTGCCAATGCCATTTTACCTTTTGTTACATAATCCGACATTTCATGTCCAAAATACCAAAAGTGCTGATTTAATGCTCTTAAAAATCTAGATTGATTAAGTTTACTAAAGGTTTGAGCATTTTCTCTTACTACACCTAAATACTCCATATAACATAGAACCTTGTCTTTGTTGTTTGAATGACCTATGTTCTTTATTGCATTCGCATATGACGGTATGATTAATTTTGTTGCTTGTGCAAGTTCCTTATTTCCAAAGTATATACCAGAGATTGCTTCGAGTCTATTTTGTATTTTGTTTGTAATAAGACCAGTAAGAATCACATTCATATTTTGAGCTATGCCTTGTATTCTAGTGTATGCAGCTAAATTAGCAGCTAACTTACCAACACTTACTGTCACATGTTTGCCTTTTGGTAAAGGAACATCTAATTCTAATGCATTCTTTTCCATACCATATACCAATTGATCTAGTACAGATTTTAATTTATCATATGTCTTACTTTCCAAACCTTGTATTCTACCACCCTTCTTATCGGTAAAATCTGTACGACTAACAAAATCAAGAGCTACTTCTAATTCTGGGGCAATTTCACTCATTTGTTCATAATTTTCTGCCATTTTGTAATAAGCAATGACAGATCCTACTATATCGTTTGTTAAAGCGTCTGGATTTGATAACATCTTAATATACCTAGTAGGTATAAGTTTAACAAGTGACCCATCTGATCGTTTAGCATTTTCCAACATATATGCATTATCATCATCCTTTACAGTGTAAGTATCTTCTATTGCATACGCTAACCCCTTTAAAATATTGTCCTTACTTCGGATTTGTGTCCATGCCCCACCTTCTATTTGTGGTAGTCTATATTTATTTTCATACTTTAAGAATTGAATCTTAGAATTTGATAATTCCATTACATCAACAAGTTTATCATAAAGCTTCTTTAAGTTTGAATCAGAAGTTATTTTACGATAATTTGCACTGTTGTCATACAATTCAGGATTTGGAATTCTTGTTTCTCCACGATCTGCATATTTAGTAAATCTTTTATCGTAGAAAGGTGATTCTTTATCGATTTCAGACCAGGATCTGTTAGGTACTTTGCGCATGTATTTAGATCTTAACTCTTTCTTCGGAACTAATTTCTTCCAAAAAGAAGCTGGTACAAGATTTCCTTCATAGTCATATCTAGCATTTATAGAAACCCACGCATTATATTCAGCTTGACCTAATTTTTCAACTCTTTCTAATTCTTCATAGAATCTAGGGTTTACTTCCCATTCAGCTATGTCCATTACTTTGGATTTCTTTGATTTATCACGAGTTTTCAAACTTTCCTCAGAAATCAATTCATCATAAGTATTAATCCACGACTTTACTTGGTCAGGCATGCTATCAACATCTACTTTACCATCTTCTCTGGTGTAAAGTCTTAACATGTTCTTTCTAGCCGTTTCATATAGTATTTGATCATCAGATTTATTTGTGTTTGATGAAAGAGTTTTAATATCGTCCCAGAATTCTTCAATTATTTGATCAACTGTATTGCGTTGTTCCCACTTAGCAAATTTCTCTGGACTTAAATTCTTCTTTGCCTTTTGTAGAGCTTTATTAAACTTTTCCATATTTGGAGTATAATGTAATTTCTCTCTTAATTTTTCATTATACTCTCTCATTTCTATTGCTATTTCTTTATCTAATCCAACTTTTACTGAACCATCTGGATAATATGGATTAGCTAAATTTCTACGTCTAGTTTCTAACTCTTGTAATTTTAGATAATCTTCATCGGATAAATCTTCTCTGTGGTAATCTCCGTTCTTATCAACGGTGGTACTTAACAATAGATTTATTTCCATATTTATGGAATCTCTACGAGATCTTGCTTCTTCACTAAGACTGTTAGTTAGCTCGTAATACTCTGGAGTAAACTTACGAATTGTATGTTTAGCTTCCCAATCATTATTTGCTTTATTCCATTTCTTTAGTTGCTCTGGATTCAATAAACCAGGCACTTCAGCAATATCTTTATCTCCAAATCCTAACTTTTCGGCTAACTTTTTTTGATGTTCCAAGTAATCTTGATAGTGTTGACCGTAATTTAAGTCTCTTGTTATAAAGCCTGTTTTATGACCATCTTTATTTTTTTCATGCATATAAGCTAACTTAGATTTATCTACATGTGATAGTATTTCTACAAGCTCTTTACCTACTTCTAGTTCTTTTTCAGCAACATTATTTTTAGTATTAACTATCTTGTTAAGAATTATACGTACTAACTCACTATTAGAATATTGTGTACTACCTGCCCACTGATCCCATAGATTTATATCCACATCACCTTCATCTAATATTTTTTTAAGATGATCTATAGTAAATGAACCGGCTTTGGTTGCTTCTCTAATAAAATTATCTTTAGCAACAATGTCTGCTAAATTGTTATAGTTTCTTACTAATTCATAGTAGTCACCTACAGTCCTTTTTAAGTTTTGTTTTGTATCCTCAACTAATTGAGGATCATTTAAATAGTCAAACGTAGATTCATCATCCAACATGTTCTGGATATTAGTAGCAATGTTACCATAAAAACCAATATAACCTTTCTTTATCATATCTAATTCTGCAGAAGTTATATCTAGCGGGTTATTGTACTTTTGGTTTTCATTTACTTTGGTTTGTAAAGCCTTTACTTCATTTAATGCAGATATTACATCACTTGCCATATAATCTACAAATTCAAAAGTAGCTTGATCGTTTTCCAATTGATTTAATTTAAATTCCAATGCTCTTAGTTCATCTACTTTCTTACTGTCACTATATTTTGCATATTGAATATCTTTTATTCGCCTTGACAAAGCTTGAATAAGTTTATTATACGTTTCATGTATTTTTTTTGGAACGTATGATGGGTTATTTATTTTATCTGAATTATTTAGCAACACATCTATAGATACTTCCCCATCATTATTTAACACAATATTCCTTATCTGTCTAAATTGTGCAGAATATATTAATGACTTTGTTCGTATAGCCTCTTTTTTATTACCCTTGAAATGGTTAACTAAATCTGAAAAGAGTTTAGATGGCTCCCCATTGGGAGCCTTATCTAAACCATAACCATTGTTTTCTGATAATACATAATATGCAGCGTTTTCATTACCCAATATCTTTGTATATTTCTTGAGTAAAGCTGCAACCTCTTTATTTTTAATATTTAAACACTGCATAATTATTCACATTCTTTTCTACGTTGTTTACCATTTGCTGTTAACTCATCAATTGAATCCTGCAAAGATGCATTTATTGCTTGTTCTTCTGTAGCTGGTTCAAATTCTATATCGTCTAATAAATCTTCTTCAGCTATTTCATTTCTCATGGAAACTTTCTTTTTATTTTCAGCTTCTGAATTTATTATAACAAAGTTTTTAGCACGTGACACAGCTACATATCTCAACTCGTTTCTTAATTGCATTACATCTTTACCATAACCAAACGTATCAATTTCATTGGAGAGTATTAAAACTTTACTGTATGTACTACCTTGTGATTTCCAAACAGTTTGTGCGTACCCATAATCAATTGCTTTTCTAATTTTTAACCTACCTTGATTGTCTTCTAAATTCTTGGTAATGTTTAATTCATTATCAATGTTAAACGCCATTTGAACCAAATCTCTATATTTAGATATTTGCTTATTCTGTTTAGCTTCTTTAGCCATTCTCCACAATCTGTCTTTATATTCTACTATTTCAAATAGCTTAGAATCTGGTTCATTTTTATCAATTACAGTAATCTGGAAGTCATCCATAATAGTACTGCCAGTAGGTCTAATTGATAATTTGAATGCTTTAAATTCTATATCACCTTTATCAGTTTTAAACTTGACAGTAGTGTCTGTTATATTTTGAATTACATAATCCCCAGAGTTTACTAATTTATAAGATCCATCAGGCTTTCTAAGTTTGTTAGAATAACCCATTATAATATCACCTTTTACAAAGGGTTTAGCAAATTTTCCGTATCTTAAAGATCTAATCTTTGAATTATACGCAGATACTGCAGCATTTGTAGCAGTAAGTACTCTGAAATGCAAAGGATCAGCATTAAACTCTTCAGAAGATACAATTTGTTTTAGGTTTTCATCTATAACTGCATCATCAGAAGTATATAACACTCCTTGACCTTTATCATTTATGTCAGTTTGATAACTCAAGCCTTCACCTTGTCTAAGTCTAGTGGCTTCTTTTAAAATAGGATTATCACCCGTTCTTTCTACTTTGGTTAAAGTTATTTGAGGTACTCCATCAGATGTAAATACTTTAGAAATATGATCTGATTTTACAGGTCTTAATTGTGCAGAATCCCCAACATATATCACACTAACACCATCTTTAGCTACGATTTTCTGAATGTATTCATACAAACCGTCTTGCACCATTGAAGCTTCATCAATAATAATTAATTGACCTGGTTCATATTTCACTTGATTCTTAGATCTAAACTCTAGTTCTCTTAAATCCAATGAACCTTGCTCCATTGCTATATCTGTATCCGGAGTAAATCCAAATAGAGCAGAAAGCGTATACACATTAGCATTAGGATTGTTTTGTTTAGTTATAACATTTGCTCTATGAGTAGGAGCAGTATATACAATGTTGCCTCTACCAATTCTGTGATCTAACCACTTACTAAATATACCAATGATAGTGGATTTACCTGTACCAGCATAACCAGATAAAGTAATTTCAGTTCCATAGTCTTCAATGAACTTCTCTAGTTCATATAAAGCTGATTTCTGTTGATCATTTAATGAGAATGGTAAATTGATCTTAAACCCGTCATTAAATGTAAATACATACTCTTCTTCTACTTTCTTAGCCTCTTCGGATGCTTTTGGTAAATCTTTTGCAAGTAAAGCAGCTTCATCAGTAAAACCAAATTGATTAGCATAATCTAAGAATTCCTTAGTAGTATCAGTAATTGCTGGTTCAATGTTTGATCGGTTCCTTAATAATTCTCTTACTTCCATCAAAATTTTTGGGAATTCTGTACCCCATTTACCTTTATCTTGAGTATGAGTAAGAGTTGCATCACCTGTGGATAATAATCTATTTAAAGCTTCTGGATTTTGACTGAAAGATTCTAACAATAAATCTCTCATAACATCACTGGATGCTTTATCCCAAGAAACTGTATTTAAATCTTTAATTTTTCTACCAATAGATCTTGCTTGACTACCTGAAGCAGTTTCTAGTTGTTTTCTAATGACTTCTTTTTCATCATCTGACATAGAAGAAAATACTAATTTTTGAGCTTGAAATGCACCTTCTACTGTTTGAAAATTACCACCAATACGTATAGAAGATTCTGGTTTATCACCAGATATAGTAAAAGGTCTAACTGCAAAGTTGCTTAAATCTGCATTTTCACCAGTACCAGCATATATATTAATTGTTTCTGAAGATTGTTCAGTTTTAGATACTCTAGTAAGTGGCATATCTTTTAGTGAGCCATCTTCATTATAGTATTTAAGAATATTATCATTATTGTGATGAGCATAACAGTAAGCACAACTAGATGCACACACATTATCATATTTTAATAAGTCAGTTTTACCACCAAAACAAGTACAGAATTTTCGTTTACCTGTACCAGCAGATTGAGGTACATTTGTACCTAACATGTTGTTTACAGCATTTACGGATAAACATGCATCACGTTTAATTCTACTATTAGATGAAAGAGGTTCTGCACAAGTAGACATTGTAACTCCGTATTTATCTATAAGAGAATCCATGAACGTTTCTATTTGTTCACGTACATCATCTCTAGCGTGCTTAGATGCGCCATCATAGAACTTAGAATAATCATATCCTAATTCCTCCATGTACTTCTTGGTAGTTTTATATTGGTCCATTATAGAGAAACGTATTGTTTTAATGCCCATTTCTGAAGCACGCTTTACAATATTTTCTATCATTTTTGTGGAAGTTACACCAGGAACTATAGGATCTATTCGTATTGTAACAGATTCTGGGTCAAGCCCTAATTTTAACATAGCTTGAATTCTATCAAGTAAGTCATTAGGTTTCATTACTCCTGGTTCATATTTAGTACCACCTAAACCTGTTATACTAAAATGAATTATCTTAGGTATCTTATGTTTCAGCAAGTTCTCAATTGGAAGACCATCGTGTTTTGTAATTATATACAAAGCATTGAAATCTGTTCCAGAAAAAGTTCTACCAAATTTATCTGATATTACTTCTTCACCATTTAAAACTCTTATTATCTGTTTACTAAAGAATGCCGGGTCAGTATATTCAGAAGCTACTCCAATTCTAGGATTATTTCCTACAAAAGGTTTAAGTTTCCTTAATTCTTCATTTGTAAGAATCGTTGCATCACTACTTATTATTGCTTTACTTGATGAAAGATCATTAAAATTAGTAGGGTCATTATCAGTGTTTGCAGAATTATTTACATCTTGTAATGCTTGTGATTTACTATACTCAAAGTTATCCAAATACTGTTGATAAGCTGCTTCTGCATCAGCTTCACCTTTTTGGGTTTGATAGTCTTTAACCCATTCTTGATAAGATAATGGTTCAGTTGCTTGTTGAGTTTTAACTGTTTGCTGTATATTAGCAAGCATATCTGTATTAAATTCACCAGCTTGATTAAATGCCTTTGCTTGTAAGCTAGCTTTTACCGGAGTAAGATCAGTAACCCAAGTTATTGGTTCTTCTGGCATAATTTCATAACCCTTTGGTACAACATTATTGTACTTTAAAACTGATTTACTACGACCATTTTCTATTAATACATTACCTCTATATGCAATTCCCTTTTTATTAATTAATCGATATACTGGAGCTTCATCTTCATTAATACCTATATATTCATATAAGAATGTTGTTCTAGGATCATTGTTTCTATCTAATTTTACTTTTTTAAATGGTGGATATATAGGTTGACCATTCTGATTGAATGAAATTATAGATTGAGACTTTTTATCATATATGATGCCAGGGATCTGTACTTCTGCCCCCTTCTTGTTTACTACAGTAAAACCACTATCTTCGTGAGGTAACGCCCTATACACAGGTCTACCTTCTTCTTCAATAGTTTCTCTACTAGAATCTAATACATAATAATCAATAGTAGGAACTACGTGATCATTCCACCATAAGTCTTTTATTACTTGGAATACTTTAATATCCTTGACTGCATCATCAGGATTTCGTTCTAAATCTCTAATGTAATCAAAATAACCTATTTCTTCTCTAATTGAATTAGGTACATATCTAAAGATATTGTTCTTACCAAATGCATCCCCAGAAGTATAGAAAGCATACAATGCAAGATCTTTTGCAAAATCTCTTATTTCCTGATAATCGCTATCCCACAATTCTTCCCAAGCTCTGATGATTTCATTTTCTAAGTTATTGTCACCACTCTTGTTTGGTTTGTAAGCAATAAAATCAGGACCATTTAATTCAGTGGTATCCTCCTTTGGTCTATTAAAGATATTATTAATAAGTACATTTTCAAATGAACCATCACTACTTAATAAATCTGGATATTTACCACTTCTTACATCAGATTTAATTTTATCTAATCTCTTAGAAATACTATTTGGACCACCTAACAAACTACTAAGCTTTATTCCATTTTCAGCTAAATACTTGTTAAAGAAACCAGCTTTATATGTAGCTTCCATACTTCTGGTAATATTATTAATGTATGTATCATCACTAATTGCATAACCTTTAGTATAGAACTCTATTAGTGTTCTTAAGTTTTCAAATTCCGGAGTAAGTCTAATCATTGTATTTTGAAAGGCAATTCTAGGGAATATCAATGCATCTTGCATTTTCTTACCTAAGAATGTATTTGAGAATACCTTTATAGGATCTTCAAACACTTGCTGTTCTACCATGAATTGTTTCCATTTATCCAAGAATGCACTTTGTAAACCAAAATTATTACCAAAGCGCTTAGTATCAATTTGAGACAATGTAGTTAATTCAGACAAAGATCTTGAGAATGGGTTAAGTTCTTGATAAGTCTTCATAATGAGCAACTGATTATAGTACCAATCAAATGTTTCTTCTTTTTTCAATTGCTTCTTTAAGTAATTGACATCGAACATCTTTGCTCTTTGTTTAGCACCTACACCTTTATCATTTAAAAAGTCTAAAAATTGATCATATTTACCTTTAGATAAAGATTTTGCTTTCTCAAAATATGTATTCCAGATGGTTCTATATGCTAGACTTTCAGGATTTTTATTTTGTGTATCTACATTATAAAAGCCAGAGTATTTATCGTATTCTATTGCAAAGTCTTTTAATATTTGTTGAGGTAAGAAATAGAATGTACTTTCACCTTTACCAGATCTTATCAAGAAGTTAGTCATACTAAATGTTAACTTCCTTACATTCAATCGAATGATGTATGGATCTTTTGCAACGTCCACATGAGCATTGATTAATGCTGATAACCAGTCAAGGATATTAATCTTATTTCTATCATTACTCTGGATACCATACAAATTACTTATACCATAGTCTCTTAAAATTTTATTTGGTTTAAATCTTAATTTGACCAATTGAGTAAGAACTTGATGGGCATTTGCTAATGCAAATGGACCAATACCAAATTTACCACCATTCAACTCTGCCTTAGTTCTACTCTGGAATGCTGGAGTAGCATAATACAATTGAGATTTACTTGTACGTTTACCTTGACCAGTTATTGTATCTACTTCTTTAAGAATAGTATCTTTTAAGTAATCGGTTACTGTATCCAGTGGTTGTCTGGCTTCTGCAAAGTTTAATGGATTAGAGATAACGGATATATACATATCAAGAAGCATGTTTTCATTTGCTTCTTTTGAATTTGCTTCAAAGTCAGTTTTACCATTATATCTTTCATAAACTTTACGAACTATGGTTTCGTCATCTAAACCAGCTTCTCTAAGTCTATTAGTATAATCTTCCTTAGTCTCAAATTTGATTCTATTACCATTCTTATCATAGTTATATCTAGCAACGAATAATTTATCAATATCGAAGTCAGAACCAGTAAGAGATGTGAACTCATCAGGTAATGTAATAGTATCACCAATTTGTTCAGGATACAAATCTACCACTTTAAGAGCTGCAGTTGATGCTTGACCTTGAGCAGGGATACGATAACCCATTGCAAGAGCTTTAGAATTCGGACCAACAATATCATGATCTATCAACCACTTTTTAGCTTCACTGAAAGTCTTTTTATCGTAATCAGGAATTATGTGTTTCAATAAGTTAATTGAAATAACACAATCCATAGTACCATCAGTGTTTGCAAATCTTAGCTTTCTTTCATTTTGTGCGTCTGAAGTTACAGCAATTCTATTGTACAATATTGAAGACATTTGAATAAACATACCACCTGGTAAGTTAGTATCAACAATTGACTTATTCAACATTGATATAAGACCACTTTCTATCCAAGAGTTATCAGATAAACCAGAAATTGGTGCAACAGTTTCACCATTTTCAACATCCAAACCATTAATAACATTGTCATTCATGTTTGAACTTAAAGCTTTGCGTTGCATAATTTCAGCAAATCTTTGTACACTTACTTGAGGTTTATCTGGAGTAATACCAAAATCTCTTTCTATCTCTCTTCTACCAGCTTCAGTAATGGCATTGTGAGCACCGTTAAAATTATTAATCAACTCATCACCATTATATACTTTACCATCTGGTGTAGTATATTTCCATGCACTTCTGATATTACCCATGGCAGCTTTTTGTGCTTGAGATACAAACATTTGTCTTTCTGCATGGTGAGGATCAGTAATTAACTGGCGTCTAAAGTTAGTTAAAGACTGTTTGTGAGTAGGCATTGACATCAAACTGTCCATGTCTATTTCTTTATTAGTCTTATCTTTATAGATTCTTGATTTAACCTCTTTAGCCCTTTGTCCTACTTTTACTGCGGAATCAAAAGCAAGCATGTGGATATTACGTGATTGCATAACTTCCAACACTTTACCCATATCCCCAGTAGAGAAGATACGATGTACGGGGAACATTGCCATCTTATCAAACACTGGTATATCCCTTTTAGCACCTACATCGTAGTGATCACCAAAATACATGAATTTCAAAGGCTTCAATGTAACAGCTAATGCTTCGGCATATGTATCCATATCTGCTTCGAGATCTGCATTTGGATCATTAAGTAAATCAAATGCTTTTGCTACTTGTGGTGTCCAGCCATCTACTCTACGTACTAGTTCTTTGTAAAACTCTGGAGATATTAGTACTGTGGCATCAGTTTGATTTACTTTGCCTTTAGGGTTAAGATAGCCATCAAATTTATCTCTTACTATAAGATTAGCTGCATCTTCTACATCATTGGGTAAAGCTTCAGAACTATCATAAGTTCTAATTGCTTCATCTAATGTCATGTCATGCATTTCCTGAAGTAATCGTATAGCCGCAGATCTTTTAGCATACTCTGCAATTTGATCAGCTTGTCTACTTACGATAACATTATCTGATAGTGTACCTACGTTCACTTCAGTGAGATCTGCCATTGGATTTCCTTCTTCGTAGTCTATTCTTGGAGTAACACCAGTGGATAATACCTCACGTAAACGTTTAATTTTATCTACAGGATTTTTGTAGTAGGCTGGGTCTTTTATAAAAAGTTTCTCAAATTCAATTACTGAAGAAATGGTATTGGCAAAATAATTACCAATCATTTCAGCAGCACCAAGATTTTCGCTATAATTAGAAACTGTTGCAGATTTTTTATAATGTGATGATGCTTCTTCTAATGCCTTCTGGGGCAATGCTAAACTCGTTACACTAGCTATTTTATTACCATCCCATTTAATTATACCTAATTCTTGTGCATAATTTAACTCATCTTTAAATGCATCCCACAGGTAGTTATTCATTAGATTTGCTTTTTCAGCATTACTGAACTTATTCCAATTATTTCTTATTTGAGAAATAATAGAAGTTCCATATTCATTACCACCAAGATCTTCTGCTAGGTCTAATGCTTCGTTAAAGTTCGAAAAATCTTTTTCAAATTCAATACCATTTAACGTAGGTCTTTCTTTCAATTTAAAGAATCCATTGAAGTATCTGAATCTATAACCATTTCTATTTCCTGTATCATAGTTCTTTACTTTTTGTTCCTCAGTTAAATTATTTTCATTCTTGTAATTAAATTCAATGGTATCTAATTCAGTTTCAAAGTAATTAATAAATCTTTTAAGAATTTGAGCATCGAATTTTATTTCACCATTACTTACGTCAAATGGATTTTTAAAGTTGTTTATTGCAGTACCATATAATGTATTATATGTTTGAGAATCACCCATAGTAGGTAAGATAATTCTACCTGCTCTAGTGAATGTCATCTTAGCAATATAGTCTTCAAGAGGGGATATTTCTGTGTACTTACGTCCTTTATCTGCACTACCTTGTTCTTTAAAATAAACAAGAGTTTCAAATCCTATTTTACCTTTAGCATCTGCATTATTATATAAATTTGTTAACAATACAGAACCCTTGAAGTAATTAGGATTGGTATTATTACCAGTATTGTATAATACTTTGGTAAGTGCTTCTACTGTTGCTGGGTCATTATCCAATCTTTGAACCATGTCAGACAAATAATTGTGTTCTGATATAGGATACAACAATTTACCATCAGTAGATAATACTGATAATTCATCAGAAGAAGGATGCAACATTGCATATGTTTCAGCAAGTCTTCCTAAGAATTTAGAGTCATCATAATATTTTGTAATACTTCTATTATATTGACCAGGAACTACGCCACTTTCTTGAATCTTTGCTAAGTCCTTTACTTTAGAATTAAAGAAGAAATATATACCTTTATTGGATCTATCTGATAACATTGAAACTAATGACTCAGTAGAATCTGAATTATAATATTCCTTAGTAAGGAAGGAGTTTAATGATTCTAAATCAATTTCTACTCCAACTTTATTAAGTAAATCAACTATCTTATTCTTAATAGTAATTAACTTCTCTGGTACATACTCTTTATAAGTTTGACCATTTACTAGTTTCTTGTTAGGTGTAGTTTTGTATTTTTCTACAATCTTTATTATTTTATTGAATTCATTGTTGATTTCTCTAGCTACGAATTCTTCAGACTCACTAACTTTTGCTTTAAATAAGTTATCAGAAGTATCTAATACACCACTGTTTGTTATTAAATTGTAATTCCAACCCTCTAATATATTTTTAGATACTTTATTTGCATTTTCATCTTTAACATACAAGTTAGTTTGTTCATTACCGTTTTCATCTTCAACTTTTTCTGATAAAATACCAACTAACTTGTGTCTAGCTTTACGGAATGTGTTTCTAAACTGAGTTTGTAAATTCTCTCTTGCTATTTTTTGAACTTCGTCCTCTTGAATACCTTTCTTTTGTACATATTCATTTGTAATCTTGTATAACTCATTATACAAAGTTTTAAATAATGGTGTTACTTTAGCAAGTTTTGCACTCTTGTCCATCATTCCTTTGAATGTATTTTCAGAGTGAATTTCATTAATAATTGTATTCCAAGATTTATCAAAGTCAACCATTAGAGGTAAGCCTGTAACAGGACTCTTTATTGCAGCAACACCTTGTACTTGAGTCACAGTGCCATCAGGATTTGTTTTTTGTTTCATGACAAATTCTGTCCTAGGCATTGTTGCAATGAAAATCTTTATAGATGCAAGAGCATTATCTTTAACTGAAACAGCCAATTGTTCTTGAATGTAGTTAGCCATCTGATCACCTACATCATTACCAACTGCTTTCTCATCAATCTCTGCATCAATATTTTCCTGCTTATCCACTGCTCTTATTTGATACTCATTTAATTTATTTATAATTTCTGGTTTAAATACAGTATCAAATGTATTGTATATTTCATTTCTAACTTCCCCTTGCTCCTTAGTAATAGTTCCTTTTTCAACTAACTTTGCTGTTATTTCTGGTTTTAATGCAGCTTTCAACACTCCGTAATTAAGATTCTGTAAATCATCACGCAATCTTACATTATTTAATGTAAATAAAGCACCTATAAGTGAATTTACAGTTTCTTTAAATTGTGTGTTATTAATGTTTTTAAATTTATGACCTCTTACCTTAAATGGGGCACCTGCACCTTTATATGCAGCAAGAAATTCATTTACAGCAGCTGAATTTTGTTTAGATCTATTATAATAACCAGAAGCGATTCTATTAAAAATATTATCAATGCTGGTATCAGTTCTCCAAACCCATTTACTTATGAAATTCTTAATAGCTATCCAAGCTCTTTTAAGAAGATTTAATTCAGGATCTACTTTATTCAGCATATACTGCCTAAAGTCTTCTGCTAAAGCTTCCTCTACTTGTTTATCACTTCCAACAAAACCAGTTCTATTTCTATAGAATTCATAAATTTTCTTTCTTTCCTTTGGAGAAATAGTTAATAACGATACTCTATGGAATGCTTCATGATACAATGTACCACGTTCTGCACCTTTCCACAGTATGGTAGAATCTTTTCTAACAAGACCCATAGCATATTCATTACCACCAAGTGCAATAGCATCTTCAACGATATGTAAAGAATCTTCTGGTAATCCTAATTTATTTCTAAACCATTGAATTTCTTCTGGAGTTACTACTTCTGATATGTTACCTGTAACTTTACGAGTAGGTATATCAAAGTCTTCATCAATACCTAAGCTCAAAGGATCTATTTCTCCATCATTAATTATTTTCTTTACATATGATTCTTCTTTCGAAGATGGTTCCGTATTTGTAGAATTACTTAATTTTATGTCTGGATGATTTAGCAAAAATTCTACAAAGGAACTGTGTGTTTTTTCTTCATTTATCCAATATTCATTTATATCCGATACATTGAAATTCTCAAGATACCATTTTGCTACTTCTCTAGAATTTCGATCTGTAACATCTTTTGCTCTATCTTTTTTGAATTTTTCAGAGACCAGATATTCTTGTAGTTTTTTGGGCACTATTTCATTAACTATTCGCTTTCTTTGATCAGGATTTAAAGGTACATCATAAAATGCTTGATGTTCTTCATTCCAAGAAGAAGCATTCCAATGTTTTCCATCGTATTCGAGCATACCTTCATTTCCATTTAATTCAAATACTATTCTAGGAGCAATATCATCTGCTCCAAAGATTACTTGTTTTACAACATTAGGAAAATTTTTGAAGGTTCTAGTAGATAATTCATAAATTTCACTTCTCTGTGCTTGAGTTAAATAATAATCATCACCTTGATCAAAAAGCTCAGTTACCGGAATATACCCAGAATAATTTAAATTTGTGACTTTATTTTCAACAGCTTCTTTTACTTCAGGATTGTTGATCTTTCTTGGTATCTTTTGAACATCTTCAGCATATGCGAAAGAATCTTTAAATAGTTGATCATCTAAGTCACTTCTTATTATACCAGCTTTTTCTAATACTCCCATAGTATAAACTGGAGTAGAAGAAATGAAGTCATCCTTAGTAAAGGATACGCCTGGAATAATATCAAGTGAGTCAATAGAATTATGATTAAAACAATCATATATTGAAGGTAATGCCTCTTTTACTGGTCTAAAGAAATTTTTTCTAGCTACACGCCAATGGAATCCCATTAATGCTTCAGCTATGTCTTTTTTATCCTGAGTAGATAAGTTACCAATATTGAATGTTTTTTCACCAATTACCAAATTACTTTTATCATCAATATATAACTGCTTTTCTTTTAACCAATCAAATGTTTTATCTGCAGTAGTTACTTTAGTAGCATCTCCAAATCTAACCATGAAATCAATTAATTCTCCAGCAATGATTCCTGTATCTCCATATTCAGAATTAGGATTAGCACCATAATTAATTAACAAATTGGCTAAGAATTCAGCTTGTTTTCTATCAAATCTTTGAAGAGTTAATTGTAACGGTAGCATTTGATTTGATAAAGTATTGGATTTTGGTGGGTAAATAAACAATTGTCCACTACCTCCTTTACCAGGCAATTTCTCACCATTTGCTCCTATTATATCAGAATCTTTTACAATACCATCACTTATACCAAATGTTACTTTTTCTGGAGTAATATCAGTAATCTCTGTTGGTACTTCTAACCCTTTTACTTCATGAATTGGTCTGAATACTGCTCTACCATCTTTTCTAACAACATTAGGTATTCCTTTGGTTCTAACTATTGTGCTAGGTACTACTACTTCATCATTTGTTGCAGACTCTATTGTAGAAATTACTGCATTTCTAAATCTACGTAAATCTGCTATAGATAAATCATTAGCATTATTAATAAGATTAATATCCTCTTCTGTAAGCCTTTCTTTAGGTATGCTAGTTAATTTTGCTGCTAAGAAAGTTCTAGCTCCAGAAGGAGTTTTCAAAGCCATTGCATAATCGCCAGTGCCATGATGAATTAACATTATTATAGATGCAGAATCATATGTACTAGGATCATTTTCTTTATATGGTTTATGCCCCTTTTCTGTATAATCTTTATTTATAACAAACTCACAGAAACTATCATTAAAAAAGTTTGGATCTTTTATTCTCTCTGCTAATTCCTTGCCTGGCTTGGTACCAGGATAAATAGGCGTTGTAGCATCAGGATTAAAGAACAGTGTATGAGATACTTTATCTTGTACCATTTCTTCAATTTCTAAAGATTCATCCAAATCTCTAGTCTCAGAGTCCATATCTGTTCTCCTATTCATTGTGGATTCTGTAGCAATCTTCTTACGGGCCCATTTTACTTGAGATTCTTCAGTTACTTCAGGATTAGAATTGTTATATGTTTCAGATACTTTTTTATCATCCTCGTCTGAAACAGCTTCAGAATTTGCAAGATCTATCAGAGCTTTTTCATCAGCTCGCTCAAATTCTATTTCATCCTCTTCGTCTTCTTGAGTTTCAACAACTGGTTTAGGCTCAGGTTTAGGTTTCCTCTCAGTATCTTCTTGTTTTTTTTCTTTTACTTTGGCTAAGGTTTCTTCAAACTCCTTACTTAACTCTTCTAAGCCTTTAGTAGGAAATTCTTCATCTTCTTTTACTTCCTTCTCTGCTACTGGTATTTTAGTATCAATGTCAGGAGTAGCCCTATCATCCATTATAGGAGTCTTTGGAGATTCAACCTTTTCTTGTTCTACTTTAGAAGCTACTTGATTATCTACTTGAGTTTCGTTGTTAGTAATAGGTTGTTGATTATCACTTTGATTAGCTGCTTCTCTAGACATTTCTTTTGCAGCTTCTGTTTCAACAACATCTTTTGCATTTTCTTCTACTATCTTTGATGACTCATCTGAATTGTTTATATACTTATCAATTCTTTCTTTTATTTTTTTGCCTATTTGTTTTTTTGATTCATCAGAAGCATTGTTGAAATTTATGAGTTTGCCATCTTCCAAAGTATTACCAAAGATTTCATTCATCTTGTGTTCTGCTATTAGAAGATCGTGGTTTGCAATCATTGTGTTAACATAGCTATCAACACCTTTGCCAACTAAATTAGGAGTTGCTACAAAGTTTGGGCTAAATTTAGTACCTTCTGCCAACTGATTTAATTTAACATCTATATCTTTTAATATCTTAGGTATCTCTTTTGATATAGATCTACCAACAGCATTTGATTCATTTGTTATACCAAATTTTTGTTGATTTTCTTCTGGTTTAGATTCAAGTGCTGTTTTTAATTGTTCTAACGCTTGCTTTTGAATATTTAATTTAGTTAATGCTACAGCAGTAAGCTTTTCTTCTGGAGAATAATGGTTTAACATTTGGTCATTTTCCAGAGTAGTATAGAAATTATTATCTGCTTCTTGTGCCTGATTAGCATTGTCAAGTGCTTCTTGTGCATCTATTGTTGCCAAGTGTTGCAACCCAATTAAAGTATTATATTCAGTAGTCCCAGGATTGTAACCAATAGTTTTACCAATGTTCTGATTTACTTTAGATTTAGATAAACTAAAGATATTATTTGCAGTAGCTATCTCATCATTTAAATCTTGTTCAGTGATACCTTCTGGTAGATTGTACTTGTAGTTTTCAAGTACATCAAGTACATTTTGTTGATAGTTTAATTTTTTGTTTGCCATCTCAGAGTAGGACATAGCTTTGATCATTGCATCTTTTTTACCAATGTGATCTGCAACTACGTCTCTTACAAAAGAGTTGGCAGTCATGTCTTTGTAAGTCTTTAACCCAGAATGATAAGCAATTGTAGGTCCACCCATGTATAAACCTAATGCAAAACCACCTTTTACATCATTCCAAAATTGTGGATCATTTGCTAATTCAGATTCAGTATCTATTCCAGACAATATTTTTGCAGTACGATAATTTGCATCAGCTAAACCCATCAAAGATTGAAAAATGCTGCTAGACTTTCCATCATACTTACCTGAAATATAATCATAATCAAACACATCTTGATTAGCTTCTTCAAATGCTTCTCCAGTAGCAGAGAAACCTAATCTACCGAGTGCCTTGGCGGCTTGTAAGCTAGCATTTTTTACTGGAGAATTATATGCAAGTCTAGCATTAAATCCAGTATAAGCATCTATAAGTTTATTGTATTTACTTGCTGCAGCTTCAGTTAATTTTGTACCTGTTTTTAATAATGGATTTAAAGCAGTTTTAATTGGAGCTGTTATTATTTTACCCATAGCTTTGCCAAGAGGTGCAAATACTAAAGCAGATTGAGCAACATCCATAGCAGATAATGCCATGTTGTTATCATAAACTCTTTCTAATCCATTTTTCAGGGATCTTTTTGCATTGGCTAAAGTTGCATCATCTATGTTTATTTCTCCAGATATAACTCTATCGATTATTTCATCATCAGAGATTTTAGAAACATCTACATTAGGGTTTTGTTGTTTTAACTGATTTCTACCAATTTCAGCATATTGTTTAATATCAATGCCTTGTTCCTTTAGATTATCTTCAATTCTAGATCTATATGCACCATATACTTGAGCTAAAGATTCTCTATGTCTACTGTATATATTACCAGCAACACTAGCTGCAGTAGCTGCAATTGCACTACCCCACCCAATTAAATTAGATGCAGCACCAATTCCAGGGACAGCGTTCAATGCTCCAGTAGTAGCATAGTGTCTACCTAACCACAAAGCTCCGGTAGCTAAAGCATCTGCAATATAACCATCAACAGTTGCCATAGAAGAACCTGTTAAACCTGGACCAGCGTATAAGAAATAATCTGGGGAATACCAAGGTTTATCTTGAGCTCTTTGTTCCTTTATTCTAAATTCAGAAGACGGTGTATAATTTTCAGATCTTTCTCGTAAATCAGAATATATATTATTTATTTCTTCATTTACTTTAGATCTTTCTTCTTCCCACGATTTTCTAGAATTACTTAGATATTCAATTCTCGCATCAATGTTATCACCTTCTTTTTCACCATATTTAGACAAGATGCTATCGTATTGCTCTTGTCTATCTGCTAATGTTCTTTGGAGTTGAAAGTATTCAGATATTGCATTTTTGTATTCTTCAGAATTCTCATCCAAAGTAGGAATAGTATTTTCAAGATTTTTAAGCTTTTGCTTATCACTAAGAAAATTCAATTCATAATCAATATCATCTAATACGGGGTTTATATCTTTAGCTAGTTTAGCTCTTTCCGACATTAGATTAATTTGATCTCTACTATTCATGAAAGTAGTCCATGCATCTTTTAAGTAGCTCTTATCTTTAAGAGTTTCCTCTGGATTTTCTTTGTCCAATAGATACATTTCTTCATAATCATCAATTGGTGTTTGTTCCAATTCACGATCATATCCCGTTTTAATCTTTGTTAAAGAGGAATGCTGGGCGTTTACTTGTCGTATAGCCGCAGTAGTAGCATTGGTTTTAGAAGGTGTTAAACCAGCATTGTATTTGTCTAATATAGATGTTTCCATATATTATTGTAACAGATTAAGCATAGTTTGATAAAGTTCGATATCAGAAGAATATGATTCGTTATATGAACTATCATATAAATCATTTTGTAGTTTAGACCCACCATGTTCTTTATTGACTTCTTGATCAAAAGTCATTCTTGTCATACCATGTGGATCAATTGGTTCCATTGCATCAAATGTAAAGTATTCTCCAGTAAGAGCTGCACCACCTCTAGTGTCAGAGTGACCCCACGCATCTTCCACACTTTCACCTTTTATTGGCTTAACACTTAAACCAACTTCAGATGTTAAACCCATAGTTTTATTAACCATTTCTTTAAAACTGTCAACATCATAGTTAGCATTTCTTATAGACTGAATAGGTATCTTAACACTAACCCTTTGAAATAATTGTGGTTGACCATTGGATTCACCTACCATTATTTTGTTTCTAGGCACCTTTATAACATCTTGGAATACTCCAGATTTTAGGTCTTCTGCAAAGTTTCTATTAAGTCTTGAATTGTCCTGAACCGTGTATTTCATAGAAGGAACCTTCATTACTTTGTTTACAAAGTCTGTGGACAATATTAACCCATTAGTATCTGGAATAGTAAATCCATTAGTTATAGCATCATTACTGTTAATTTCTACTTCTTTAGAAGATTTTATTTTATTGTAACGGTTCATAACTAATCCTGAAGTAGGATAAGTAAGTTCGTTCAACACCCTGGACGCAGTATCATAGTACAGTGGTAACTTTTCTTGTTTTACTCCAACAGCTGGGAATATATCAGATTGTTTAGCAAACATATCCCTAACATCCTCTGCATAAGCATTTGCCATAGCTTCATTACTGTAGTTCTTTGATGCAGATTCTTGGTATGCCTTATACATAGTGTTGTATTCTTCTGGAGTAATAGCACCTAATTCTAGAGCATTAGCAGCGTCTGTCAAAGTCTGTATCATAGATGCTTGACCTTCTATAAATGATCTTGTTCTAGTTAGATTTGGATTATTTTGCATTTGACGCTTTTCTTGAACTACTGCGTCATTATACAATTTAGTATAAGCATCTGGATAATCAGTTGGTTGTTCACCATTTTTTCCTTTTCGTATAGCTGCAACTCTTAAAGCTTGTTGTTCTTTCAAAGCTTGCATTTCATATGGGTCTACTGTAATATTATTTCTAATGTATTCTTGATTATCTATATATGCTCTTTCCATAAAAGCATTTGCAGCATCTTCAGCGGTTGCTCCAGGGTTCTGTTTTAAGTACACTTGCATATGCATTTGAGCCTCAGGAGTAGATAGTATACCACTTTTATTTTCATCCAATATTTTTTTAATTTGATCCCCAGTTACACCAGTATGAATAAAACCATTGGATCTACCCAAATAGCTATCTTTAAGATTATTTACATATTTGTCTGTAAGATCTTTTATTGATTGATAACCTAATGGAGATACATCATTATAAATACCTGAAGTAAGTGTATTATAACCAGTGAAATCAACGTCATGCCATAAAGGATTGTATTTTCCCTCTAGCATTAAGCGTTGATTTACTTTTTGTCTTTCTTTTAAACCTTCAGCACTTTGACGAAGCATACTTAATTTAGCTCTGTCTACATTGTTTATTGCTGAATATATCTTAGATCTACCTTCTGCAGTTTTTATCATGTCTAAGTTTTTAGACAGTTCTTCAGCCACAGGCAAAGCTCTACCATAAGTTTCATCATAGTATGCTTTTGTGTCAGCAGCGGATGGAGATTGAAATTCAGCCCATTTATCCAAAGCTGTTGAATAATCTTTTAATGCTTGATCTACGTTTTCTTTTGCCTGCTTCCCAAGTGTATACAATTGTTCAAATGGAATTGGAACGTATGTATTTATGAACTCTGCTTGTGCAGGATTATCATATCTATTTACCATATTAAACTCTATTTCTAGTTCTTGTTAATAAATTATCCACTTGTTCTTTAGTAAATCCTTGACTTAAGAAATCAGCTAAGAATGGTAGTGTCATTTGATCCCTATTGTATTGATTTTGCATTTGTCTATTTACTTGAGACCATTTACCAAGTTGACTAGTTGCAGTTGCTCCAAAGTTTCTAGCAGCAGCTCTGTTTCTAGCATTAAGATCGTTGTACATATTTTCACTTTGTACAAATTGTTGTCCTAAATTATTAAGAGTGTTTGCATATTCTCCTAAGTAAGCATTGTCAGCATTTTGTTTAGTAGCGTACATGTTTGCATTAGAAGCATACTCATCAACAGCAGCTTGAGTTCTTGCTGCTAAATTAGCACCAGTATTAGCATTAATATTTGCTAAGTTATAATTTGAAATGGCCCTTGATCTACTGTTAGCTAATCTTGCAGGTTCTATATTCATTCTACGTCTAGCCATTGTGCTTCTAATCGCACCAGTATATGGGTTTAATACTAATGGTTCTTCTTCTGGTCCTCTTAATGATTGTAAAGTATTATACACCGTAGGAGCCAACGATAACCAATCTGGTGAATAACCACTTTTTGGTTTACCAAGTGCACGTTTCTTAGTAGCTTCATCTGCAGACGTTGGTATATTTACTGGAGTAACAATATCCTCCCAATCTATTGCCATACTAGTGTTTACTAGTGGCATTGTTGGTTCAGATAATCTTTGAGTAGTAGTTTTAGTAATGTTAGGTTTGGTTGTCTGTTTGGTAGTTACAGAACCAGTAGTACTAGGGATTTTTGTAACCTGTCTATTTGACGCACTTGTATATGTGTTCGTTACAACAGGTTGTGTTATAGTTGGTTGAACAGGTGTATCAACAGAAATCGGCTCATCATTAGCATATGTAACAGCATCCACTCCTTGTGGTGTAGCTGCAGCGGTTTGTAATGGTGCAAACCACGTTCCAGTTGTAGGAGAACCCAAATTTATTGCTGTATTTCTAGCAGCAGCTTTATTATAATTTGAATGACTTAATAATTTACTTATGGGTTGATTGAGTGCAGATTCATGTCTACCATAAGGTACACCACGTACTACAGCTTCCGCACCACTTATGTCCTCATTTTCTCTATTGAAAATATTGAAATTTAAATCAGAGAGCAATTCAACAATAGGTGTATTCAAGAAACTCTTCTTACCTTTACCATCTGCATATGCAGGTATTCCTTTTACTTTGGGTTTAACTCCTTTAGCAGCTTTAACTGCTTCTTGTTCTGCTAATAATTTATTGTAAGCTTTATTAGCATTTATTTTATTTAATCTGTTTGTATTTTCAGCAAACTTGTCTTTGCCTTTGCTAGGTTTCGTCATCTTAGATAATATTTGTCCTTCCTTAGCAAATGTGTTCTTTGTACCAGGTCTTTTAATTTTGTCAGATAACACAGATTCCAAAGTAGACGCATCAACTAAATGATTATCTGTGCCTGGTTGAGTATTTGGAACTTGAACAATATTTCCATAATCATCTCTAACCACTTCATTGTTGTCCAAGTAAGCTAAGTCTGGGAGTATTCCACCATTCTCGAATGTATATGCAAGATCATTATCATCCCAATATTCTCCTTCAGTTTCAGCTGCGGCATTCATACCTATTTTAGTTTTATTGAGAGTTTCTTTTCTGCGTCTTAACGCTTGCATTTGTTTCTTGCGTTTAATTGAACCAATAAGTCCACTCACTAATCCTAATCCACCACCAACAGCAGCACCAATAGGACCACCTACAGTGAGACCAGCACCGGCTAACGAAGCTGCACTGCCAATAGTACTACCTGCAATATCACCTGTTGAACCTTCTTCTGATAAACCAGAAATGGCAGAGCCAAATACATTAGCTCCACCAAGGTAGTTTGACAACTGATCCATGCCAAACGCATATGCTGGTATAGTATTTTTGTTATTTTTCTTTTTCATATTATATCATTGAGTATCTATAAGCTGTACTAATGTATGGCACTTTAAATTTATTACCACCATTGCAATCATACTTATAATTACAGATAAGATATTTTCCTTTCATCCTATCTTTGTATGATTTGTTAGCCAGTTGTTCTACTTCATTAAGCTTCAAAGAATTACGAGGGATTGCAAATTTATAAGTATCCTCTCTATAATCAATATCTGCACTAGTTAATGTCTCACTAGTTTGTCTTTTTGTAGTAAATAATATCAAATCAAAGTTAGTATCCGTAGTAAAATCACCACCATACTCGACATTATCAAAGGTTTTGGTTTGTGGATAATCTTTGTTAACTACAAATTCTATTTCAGATACCTTCGCTTTGTCAGAATCTAAATCAGCTTGTTCACCACCATTATATTTAAACAGTTTCAATGATTTAAATAAATATAGTTTATCACTAAACTCTGCATAATAGTCTGGATTATAGTTATAGAATGAAGTAAATACTCCTAATTGTTCATTAAATGCTAATGTTTTATCTCCTAGAGTAAACAGAACTTCATTGTATTTCTTATCATAAACTGCAATAGGATCTTTTTTAAATAAGTCTTTATTCTTATTCAAATAAGATTGAACTCCTTTTAATTTAGATACTGTTTGTAACTGACCATTAAAACCACATATCTCATTACGTTTACTATCATACCAGTACACAGTGCTATCTGATTGAGTATTTGCTCTTAACTGGTTTGGACTTTCACCATTCATTGTAGTAAAGTAGTCATATCTGTCTAGTATACCACCAACACCTAGAGTAAGAGCACCTGGATTATTATCAGTTATAATAGAACGTTCATTCACTGCAACTGTGCCAAAAGCGTCGGTTTGCCAGAATACTAAATTATTTTTAAACAGTTTCATATCATTAATTGGACCAAATCTAGTATCTACATCAAGATAATTAGCTACTTTAAATTTTGTCCACGAATCAGTAACTTCATTATTTGTTTTCAGTTCTGAAGATATGATACGAGTATCTGTTAATAGATTATCTATATTATAAATAGATTTAGCTACAAACTTTTTTGCATTAGGTTGAGCAGAGTAAGCATCATTGTATGCATATGATGGAGTGTTCTGAGTATATAAATCACCAACAGTAACTATATCATCTTCTACGAAATGATTAGCATATCCATCACCAGCTTGATAAGTTCTATTTATAGATGAGTCAGCATGAGTTAATGCTAAATTAACACTTGATTCACACGGTATGAACGCACCTAAGAATAATCTATTTGATTTATTATTATAATAATCATCTGTATTGTAACTAAACATACAGTTATTATAATCAAATATATTTAAATAAGTATCGCCACCATAACACAACACTGTGGAAACACTAGATTCAGCACTAGCTCCTGTAGTAATATACACAGAATTCTGTACAGCAGAGTAGGAATTACCACCATAAGCATTTACACTTTGTTTAATATTACATAATGCTACTGCATTTAAATATCTAGCACTTGAAGATCCTGATGCTAAAGATATGTTAGAGATCATGTTATCACTTTTGAATATAGCACAAATCCCATGTGGACCATATTTTCTAACATTGTTTGCATCAGTCTTATCTACTTCGCCATCTCCTGCAGTTCTAATATTATCCCACACCCAGTTATAATAAACTTTGTCACCAATGGTTACTGCTTCAGCATTATACCAAGGCTGGTCACCGTTTGTTAACCAAGGGCTACTAGGTCCAGCATATTTTGCGCTTTCTATTGCAGCTGATTGTACACCACTTTCAACATATAACCCATAGTATTTAGCTAGTAATGCTGCATAAAAATCATCATTATTTATTACAACACACCCACCAGATACATAGCCATTACTAGGTTGATTACCTAATGTTTTAGTTGGTTTTATCGTAGTACCATCGTACTTTATAGATCTAGCATTTGCTAATACTTTTGTAGCTCCAGCTTCTGTAATTCCCCAATCACCGTCCGCAGTAATAGGAGATGTCATATATCCTACCTTTTCAACTGTTTGAAACTTATCAATTAATGCATCAGCATTTTCTCTGTTGACTGCTATTTCTGGAGATACAAACATGAAATAATTGTTAGATTGTGTATCTGACAAGTTAAAGGTGTATTGGAAATCTCCATTGTTGTGAGTCTTTGCATAGTAACCGTGCTTGTTTGAATAAGCTAGATATGGGAAAGGTGTTAAGATGTTAGAATCTCTATCATAATTTGTAATACAACTTACTACACCTTGCGCTAATATGGTTCTATCAGACAGTGTTCTTTCACATCTAACTATTTCATATCTTACTACATCTGAAGGTAAATTCTTTACTTCAAATTCAATACCAAGTGGTTTAGTAACAACTGATAAATTAGATCCATAATCACTAGCTTCATTAGAAGTAAAGAACTTATAACCCGTATCTTTATTAGACGGCATTCTTATATCACCTATCCAATGTACAGGGGATGCTAAACCTTGTTTATTGTATAATACAATACCAAATCTATAGATTTCATCCCTCATATATCCTTTTACTTTGGATTCTATTTCAGCATTAGAATAGTTTGGTATCTTATTACCAGATGATAAACTTATTGAATTTGATTTGTCATTTCCCTCGTAGTTGATATCTAGACTAGTAAGAGATCTTGATGAGGCATTAAATGTAAATTCTTCATTTACCATTCCTCTTGATGTAGTAGATCCATCTTCTAACAAGTCTGTAGTAATAAACCTATAAGACACATTCTTACCTTTACCACCTTGTATATATCCTCCTGTTGGAGAAGTAGTGTATTTATAAGCACTACCATCAACATTAAATGGGCATATACAATCATGATCTTTAGGTATATTTGTAGTAGTTAATGCAGATAAAGCAAAGTTTAATGAAGAGCCAGAGTTAGATAACAATAATACATTGCCAGAAGAATTAGCTCTAAATGCTCTAGCATCATATTCTACATCCCATGTTTCCTCAGTAAGATTAGCAGCAAATAATCTGTTATCTTTAGATTCTATTACTTCAGGTATAAACGTATAATTAGCTAATGAATTAAATTCATCAATACTTAATTCTGATACTAAACTACCACCTTTATCTTCATAGTTTATTACAGAACCGGTTCCAATAACTATATCGTCTACTATGGATATTACAGGTACTTCATTCTTTGCCTTATAGAATAAGGAGATTATTCTAAGTCTATCAAATCCAGTGCTATTGTTTCTTACTTGTAGCTTTATAGACTTACCAGTATTCTGTCCTTTAGAACTTCCTTTTACAGCATTGTAATTAGTTTTTTGATCTCCATCACTCAAATGATAAAGAGGGGTAAGTGGAGATATTGCAGACTCTGTACCTCTTACTTTAAACAATTGATAACAGTACTGTATCATTCCAGATTCTAAACTACCTGTTCCAAATCCATTAAATTCAAATGGAGGTAATGTAGCCTTTGGTAGCATTACTATAGTATCCGAAGTAATAGATGAATTACTAGATATGTGATCATCATCCACATTGATTACTTTAATTTGTGAATGACCATCTGCCCAATATACTTTTACATTATTACTTGCTTCCCATCTACATACACTACTAATTGCAGCTACGTTGCTAGATGATACTTCTATATCTAAAGGCCTATTAGTTACCACTTTTGTTACAATTGGTTCTTCCTGTGATCTAGAAAAATCAATTCTATATACATTATTGTTATTTGTACCATTAATCTTAGTAAAGACAATCGCCCAATCTCTTACTGTGGTAACATGTATGATAGTTTCACCAGACAAATTTGAAGAAGGTCTACACGCTAAAAATCCTTCTATATTTTGCATTGCTGCAAAAGAAGATCCTTCATTCGTTAGTATACGAATGTTCTCTGCATATATATACTGGTTATCTTTCAATACGGAATAATCTACGTCCATACTAAGACCCCCAGAAAATGTATTTGTTTGTCTAGTAGCGTTCATTTGCGTTATAAATTATTTGTCTTTCCCCAGTATGTGAATAAAAAGTATTGTGATCTCTAAATTCTGGAACGATTTTATTCCAATTATTTTTAATAGACTCCATACCATCTTCATTTGGCATCAATGCCTCAGCATATGCTTGGTTTCTATAAAAATTCCAAGATCTTCTAATATCGTAGTACACTTCTCGATTTAACTTACCATTCAAATACTCAGGATACTTCAGTTTCATTGTAACATACCAGTATATAGCCTCAGTATAAGAAGTTAAATCTGGTATTAAAGCGTATCCATCTTCATCGGTAGGTATCGCACTGTATGATAATTTTAAGTAACCTGACGGAACATTACACATTATAAATCCAGGTTTGATACTATATTGCAATCCACCACTAGGATTTGCTGTATTGAACCCATCGTTATGTGTACGTTCGTTTATAAGATTTGAAATAATTGTACGTAGATTTTGATTGGTATTTAGTAATTCTAAAGCCTCTGTTTTATCTATGTTACCAATCATATCCACTACCAAGTTAACCATTGTATCCTCTTGTACAATCATATTTGGGTCACAATGTTCACAGCAATTATTATGACGGCATTCCTTTTTGTGGCCAAGTTCATCATAACAACCACAATTGCAACAACATTTGTCATGTCCCCAAACAGCAAATGAACCTGTAGCTTTCCTCATAGGAAACCAAGGTCCATCACAATTGAAAGAATATGCAACTTGATGTAATTGATGAAGATCACATGGTAACGATGCTTGATGTCCACACAGTTTTGTAATTGGAGTACCATCTTGACCAGATACTTTTGGAATAAACTGTGTAACAGCGCCAATCTTTTCAATTGCTTCTCCACACCAACTTCGTACATCTGATATACGGATGTCGTCTTCTTTCAAATCTAGATCAGCAATTATCTTAGCAATTACCGTTTTAATTGAAGTTAATTTTGTAATCATAATTCTCTATAATCTCTAATATGATTTTTGATAATCTGAGCAAGATGCCTTTTATTATCCCTTGTCATCACCAATTGATATTTGGTTTTATTTGGTGTTATCATATTCTGTTTATTCCAATATATTCTATATTTATAGAAGTTAGAATGTTCATTTAAATGATAAATAACTTTACCGGCTTTCTTGCTCTCAGCATAATCAATTCGAAGACTCTTTCCAGTATACTCTTTGGGTTTGTGTTTTACTATTTGAATGGTCCCCATTCTACATGGTAATTTAACCTCTTTTCCATTTTCTATTAATTCATCTCTAAGGTATTTAAAGTAATCATTTATTATATCTCTAAACACTCTGTATTCAACTTGATATAGTGGATTATCTTCTACATATTCTAAGTATGAATCATAAAAATTGTGTCCTGTATAAGCTTTTGTCTCCATTATTGAACTTTTACATCATTTGTACTATTGTTAGTAGTATCATTTGGCATTTGCAGCATCAAGTTTAATTCCTTACTAAAGATCATGTCTTTAATCGTAGGTATCATATTTGCAGGAACAGGATATGGTGTATCATCCCTATCAAAACATTCACCAATTGATGTTGGGTCCTCTAGTATACCATCTATTCTAACATACTCTAGATGTTCTGGTCCCATTATGTACAAATGATTTCCTTTAAGATATGCAATATAATCATTGCATGTATATTTTCTATTAATTTGATACTTTGCTTTGGTTTCAGTTCCAACTTGAATCAAATTACCATCTAAGTCTTTTACACAAATCAATCCAGATCCAAAATGTAAATCTATAAACTTTGGTAGTTCTTCATCAGATTTATAATTGTATCCATCTGTAGGGCAATTACGTACTTTAGAAATATGTAATGGTCCTATTGTTTGAACATACGATTCATTTATGTCTCTGCCTTTATCTAGATCTTGTTTGATCAAGTATGCTCTGTATTGATGAATCCATTGCTCTACTTGTATACGACTTAGATTTTCACTTTCTGATACATTATTATCTCTTAAGATGTTATAAATGTCGTCTATAATTGCGTTTAGTGAATTAAATGTCATTTCCACGAATTATTAATTGTTATTGTTATGGATTCTTTTTTATCCTCAGCTTTCTGAAGTAAAGACATAAGTTTTTCAAATGCTATTCTAGAGTCACTTATCCAATCTTCTTTTTCACCATCCCAAGTACCTACAAGTATACACCCTTCTGTATCTTTAGAACTATTACCAGTATGAATTCTAATCCCACTAAAATTAGGTACGTTAAGTATTTCTGGTAATATTTTCTTGAATCTTGGTGAATAAGTTAATTTAACTTCATAAGTACCTTCGGATATTGCAGTTTTACCATAAACTTTTTCTCCTTCTGGTCTCACTCTATCTTCAAGAGTGTCTGCTATGTGTTCCCCATCAACATACAATTCTCCAATGGTTGCAGAACTACCTAGAAAGATTCTATTTAATTTTAATTCCATTTTATGCAGCTGGCGTTTCTAATGCAGCAACTCTTGCTTCCAAAGCTTCATAATCACCTTCTAGAGTAGTCAATCTAAGATTTAAAGCTGAAATCAATTCTCTTACTTCATTATCGTTGTAATTAGATAGACCTGCAAGTTTAGATTTTTCAGCTGTTGTATAATCTTCAGTAGATAATTGCTTACCTTCCACTTTGTCTACTTTGGATTCTTTAAGAGTTTCCACATCTTGTTTTAAAGTACTAATGTCTTCAGTAGCTTTGTTATTTACCAAAACCCACTTGGTACCGTCAAAATATTTCAAATCTCCACCATTTGCATTAGATGATAAATCTGCCCAATATTTAACAGAAGCAGGGTTGGGTTGAATTGTACTAGCTAGGATATCGTATTTGTTATTGTATAATGTGCTCATATTGTTTAAAATAAAAAAAGGTTGACTAAATAGCCAACCTTTGTGTTTTAGATTTCTTTTTTTATTTCTCCTTCCGGTTCTACTTTTTTGTCTTCAGTAGAATTAGGTGGAGTATTTTTTATTACTTCCGGACGAACAGCAGATACGTTTTGTAAAAGTTGTTTAAGCTCTTTCACTTCAGCTTTTAAGTCATCAAGTTCTTTGAAATCTTTTGTCACATTGGTTGTTATGTCCGAATTTACATTAAGTATTTTTAAGATGTCTTCACATCTCCTCATCTCCTCATCAATCTTACTCAGGCTCTCTTTCTTAATTCTACAATCATCAAGAGACTGTCTAACCATGTTAACAATTTGTGATTTTTCTGTGGCTATAGTAAGACCGATGGATGAATCGGTCATCATTGTTTTATCTTCAGATACTGACAGTTTTCTTTGTTCACCATCACACGAAATCACTAGATCCACGAGCTTACGTCTATTTTGCATAGGCATCGGAAATTGTGTCGGTGGCACTGGTTCGTCATAGGGTTTTGATACACTGACTACCGTTCCTAAACTGTACGTTGTGTTCTTTTTAAAAGTACCTGTTATCTCGAGTACGTGTATTCTGGTACCCGACGTTAACTGAGAGAATGTCATATCTTTATAAGTTTAAAGAATATGGGCAACCCTCATAGCTGCCCATATATCTTGATTAATATTTAGGCAGCTGGTGTAGGAGCAGCAGGAGTATAACTCATTAACTGTATTACATTGTCACATTTGTTAAAATATGCAATGTATCTGTTCCCAGCACTAACTTGTGAACCAGTAATTGGTGCACTTGAAGCATTTACTAAAGGTATATTGTGAGTATTAGAAGCAGTACTTACAGAACCAGAAACTGAAATAAATACAGGTAGACTAGCTCCCGATGCTTCTGCCGTGTGGCGTACCTCCAAAACAATTACACCTTCTTTAGGTAATCTACACCATACTTTAGGACAAATACCTAATACTACATTTTCAGTGGACTCACCTATTGCTATAGTTTTTACTTTAGGTATTACTAGATCTAAAATATTTACGGTGTTGTTTCTACCAAATGGATTAAATACGAAAGGATACATAATTGCCTCCTTTCTTATTAAGCGCAACAGCTATCGCCGTATCCGTAAGGATAACCGTAACCGTATCCATTTAACCCACCATTACATCCATAAGGATTACATGTTAAGTAAGCAGGAACCGGACAAGGTCTAATTTGACTAACGATATTAGAAGTCTGTTGTTGTAGCAATGCAGAAGATTGCAATGCGTTCTTCTCGTCACGTAACGTGTCGATCTTATTCTGCATTTCTCTCATCTCTAATTGACAGAACTTGTCATTGATAATCTGAGTCTGAGCATCTATCTTAGCACCAAGAATGTTGAATCTTGTAGCATTTTCACTAGACAAGGTATTGAAACCTGAAGTAATAGCGTTCTGCAAAGTATTAGTTTGCTGACAGATAGACAATCTGTTATCAGCATTCATCTGAGTCAGATTCAAATTAACTGAATCAATTGAACGTTGAGTTGTGCAACAACAGTCACTAATAGCTTTGATAACATTGCAGTCACCTGCGTTAACTGCATTAATTACTCTTTCTGCAGAGAAACCTACTTCACCGCCAACTTTACCAATTGCATTCTGGATAGAACACAAAGCGTTGTCAATTGACTTAACGTCGCAGTTCAGATTAGTAGATAATGTATTGATTGCATCTTTATTACCATTGATTGCTTGCATCAATAAGTCTGTATTGTTGTTTTGATTACCCATAGCAGCTAAACGAGCGAAATCCGAATTTGTTTCTGCTTGGTTTCCACGACCGAAGCCATTTCCACCCCATCCGCCCCACATCCAGAAGAGCACGATGATGAAGATCCACCACCAACCACCGTTACCACCGAACATGCCATTACCATTGTTCATCATGGCCATTAAAGCAGCGGGGTCAAAACCTTTATTAGCATTCTGCATTAACGCAGCGATACCAGCATCAATACCACCACGGTCTTGTACAATAATTCTTTCGTTTTCTAACATAATGATTTATAATTTAATTGATTTATATATAATTTGATAATTAGAAATATCTAACAGATGTGTTACGTCTATCTCTGGATTCTTTATCACGGTCACGCATTTCTTTTTCACGATCCCCATATTCATACTCTAGTTCATAATATCTATTACGACCAGGTCTTTCATACTCGTCATAATATTTAGAGTAAGGATATCGGTAATCGCTTTCTTTATTTGCATATTCCATTCTACCAGAACGTCTTGCATAACGACCATATTCTTCTTCACGATCTCTGTGCATACGTTCGTATGCTTTATAATCGTTTTCTTCGTCGTCACACATAATGTACACATAGTAGTGCCACATCTTGCCTTCTGAAATGTCTTTGTCACAAAGCCAAGCTTTAGCTAATTCTGCGAAATATTTGGTATTTGCGCTACCAGTCATTGCTACTACTGCTTTATAAAAGTCTGAATATATCATATTCATAGCAACAAACCAGTCCCACTTGTTATGTTTCTCTGATTTTAAGTTTATGCCCATTTGATTGGCAACGGACGTTGTCTCTTCAACCGTCCAATGAGGACCTTTTGTACCATCCTCATTCTCCATACCCTCTACAGCATAGCGAGCATGTTCCTCATCAAAGTGAGGGCCATTAATAGCTTCATACATATTTGCAGCCAATTCTGACTTCAAAATAGTGAAACCTTTCTCCAGTAAGCTACCCTCATGCTTCTCTAAAGCAGTAGATAATTTATCTATAGCCTCTGATGGAGATTGATGGCGTTTGATTTGTTCTAATATTTTGTTCAAATGCATAGTTTCAATTTATTTATTGATTAATACTAAATTGAAATATTTTGCAATTATTTTGATATTTTGATAACCCTTGTATCTGTTACTTGTATTAAAGGGTTTGAATTAACTATTTGATAATGAGGAATTATATCCTTTTTAAAATTTAAAGTAAATAAGCGCCTAAAGAAACCTTTTTTACGCCATACTTTCTCTTCATATATAAATAAATCTTGACGATTCTTTATATCCAGTACATGTGTGATCATGCTGTCTATTCTTGCTATTTTGATAGTTGTCAATTGATTTGGCTTTAACTCTACTGTAAAATTCCTATCTACTGGAATCTCTTGAGTTATTGTATCCGAAATAATAGTTTCTACTGATGCGACTTCTTTTAATTTCTTATCCTTTATTTTAAGTTCTTTAGATTGTTTTCTTAGTTCTTGTACTAAACTATCTTCAGAATTCTTGAAGTCATCTACAGTTAATTGTAATACTTTGTTTTGTTCTTCCATTCCTGAGAGAGCCTTCTCATAGTAATGTAAATTCACAGAAGTTCTAGCTAACGCATTATCTAGATTATCTACCTTTTTATTTAATCTGTAATTATCAAAACCTAAAACTGCTATCAATAGTATAGCACCTAATTTTATGTAATGTATAAAATTCACTATTTAATCTTTTTAACCAATTTTCTTATCTTAGGCAAATCTTCTCTATCTATAGTAATATCAAGATACTTTTCGCCTTTTTTACGTATGAACTTATTTAGAAGTTTCCAAGGTCCATCTGGATATAATGTAGCTAAGTTTTCTATAACAGACCATAGTTCTACTCCAGCAATAAGTCCTGCAAAGAATTCTACTAAGTGAGCATCTATAGATACTAGTATATTAGCATCTATTTGATTTGCAAGCCATATAATAGCACCACACCAACCAAATTTGCGTAGGGTTTTCCATAGTCTTCTTGATTCAAACTTTTTTTGATTTTTAAATGCTATCTTACTTCCTAAATAAGCATCTACTAATATTATTAGCAGTAGAATAAATAGAACTGTCCATAAGGGTGTAAAACTACCTGCCACCCAACTAAATGCTCCTGTTATCAAGCAAGAGATAAATTTGGCTGGACCATCGCTGAATAGTTCTTTAAAGTAGTTCATACTAGATACTCCTTGGGACAATAAAAAATATTGATGAATTTTATTTAACATAATAGATTGATATGAAAGGAAAACAAAAACGCTAACTAAATTTTACTTCAGTTAGCGTTTGGTATTTTTTGATATGAGAATTGATGTTATAACGTCTTTAGTTACTAAAAGTTCTCTTATATAAATTGACACTATCCTAAGTAATAGCGGTTATTTGTTCACTATTTAATTCATCTTGCATTTGTTCATAAGCAATGAAATCTGAATCTACTTGTTCCTTCAATTCTTTTCTCTTTTGTAAGAAATCTTTGTAAATATCTATATAACTTTCATCTAATATCCCTAGTAATGCAGCATTATAGTCATTCAATTTCTTTGCTTCAACATCTGTACCCCATAATTCATTAATACATGTTTCTAATATCTTATTAGCAGTTAATGTGGGCCATACAGTTACTTCATAATAAGAATAACCAATATATTCATCTCTTTGTTCCGTTTGTATATCCCATCTATATAAATAGTAACCATTACTATCTCTTTCTATTGTACTGGGTATTTTATTACTGTATGTTCTATTCATATTATTCTGTAGTTGTAGTTATTTCAGCTGATTTATATTTTGGGAAAAAGCAAAGGCGCGAACCGATGTTACGAGACGCACCGGAAGGCGCAGAAGACGTAGCCACGTTAGCGAGGCCCGCATGCGACCCGTTGTCCGCAAGACCGCCAACCAGCACCACCTGCATGCGGTTAGCCGATGTGTTGGTGTAGTAGTAGTCGCACCAGTAGGTAGAGGAGCTACCGCCGACCTCCGTGGCCACTATATCGCCATCTTCCCCAAGCAACATCTTCTTGGCATAACCGTTTGTACGGCAGATATTGCCCTTCTTGTCATAGCCGGTGTAAGAGGTGTCGCTGAAATTCGACGGGTCATCGGTAGTCCATAATATGGATAATCCCGCATCGCCCGTGGTGACCTGTATATTGGCCCCGTCAGTATATTTCCATATATGGCCGAACGGATTCTCTATACCACGATACCTGTTAGCCTTCAACGTGGCGTGAGTACCGCCGGAAGCGTTCTTCACCACATATGCCTTCTCTCCCGAGCCGTTCCCGAACTCGTTGGTATAGCCGCATGGGATAAGGGGGTTGGCGTTGTTGAAGTTAGTCCAATCCGTCATTTGTATCGGTCCCGGACCTAATCCGCCTTGGGCGAAACCGTTAGCGTCCTTCTGGGCGTTGAAAGGCTTCTGGCTGTCCAGCGTGGCGTACTCGACGGCGAATAGCCAGAACAGGGTCTTGTGGGCGTTGTAGGTATACATTTCCCAACCACTGCCACGTTTCCTTGCGGCTTGCCGGAATTGGTCTCGGGTGAGGTTGGTGACGGGGCGGCCTAGCAAGGAACGATAGGTGCCGTCCCATTCAGCGGTGTTGTCGCCGCCGCGAGCATTGCCAGCCAAAGATCCAACTGAATAACAACTACACAATTTCATAGAATCACGATCCAATCTAGCCTCCGTCGTAGATATGTAGAACTCATTTACACATTTATATCCAGGTAACGGTATCTCAGATAACATCATTCTAAATCTTGTACCATTAAAATACATTTTATACCAATGTTGTGGTATCCTAGTCATGGAAGCAAAATTTGTGATTTCAGAATATCCTTCCTCCAACTTTTCTGTATCATACATAACAACCCCGCCATTATTATCAAGTATACTTCTTCTCATTTTACTCTGGATAGGGAGTTCCCTATGCAGTTGCATATTCCCCACACGCTTCCCGTCCGGGCTTGACGATGCCATGTCCCACTCTACACCGTAGGCGTACCGCTCCTCGATGTCGGGGATGTCCTCCCATGCGGGTGTCCACTCGGTGGAGAGGTCGCCGTACTCGAGCTTGATCTTGTGGATGGTGGAGGTAGACGGATTTACATCTGTTCCTTCCACATATATTTTTAAATAAGTATTAGCCGAGATATTACCCCCATACTTTGTCATCCATTTAAAGGTAGCGCTTGATTTACCGTCAACAAAATCTTTAAGATTAGCCATAGACCCAACCGAATCACTCGAGTTATATACCGTAAAATAAACGGCATTTTCACCCAGTTCTCCCCATATAGTCAACGTGACTTGAGTTCCCTCTGGTATCTGTTCCGCCAACCAATAATTAGCGATATTGTAATTCGAGTTGCTAACCTCCTTCCCTGATCCCAGCAACAGGTTCCTGCCGTACACGGGCAGCTTACGATACTTGCCATCATTCATTAAAGCTTTTGATCCGTCACCTGTAGTATGTATTATTACTTCCTTAACATTAGGATCAGTAGAATTATCTGTAACACTTGCCTGTATAGAAATTCCATCAGTTACCGGAATTAAATAATCATTATTAACCTGAGTTTCCACATCTAAATTCTGACGTATCCACATTTGTATAGAACAATGATTAACCCCCATAGTTTGTTGCGCATAAAACCAAATAGAATTATCACCATTGGTGTTATATCCGCCAAAAAGACTTGATATATACTCACCATTATCTCTAATTGGGAGTGTATTAACAAAACCGTTTGGAACCTTCTCTAGTAATGTATTATAGTCTTCTTGAGATATAGATGGAGTATCGCCGTTTGCCACTTTCATGAAGATGTCAAACACTGTACAATCCGCTAAATCAGCTTTAGTAGCTAATTTATCATCTACATATTTTTTGTTAACGTCTACGGTAGGTATGGTAGGTTTACCAGTAAGATCGTTGTAACTACCAGATGTAGCTACAGTAGCCAATATTGGTTTATTCAATATCAATGCATCTCCTTCTGTAGCATTCCAATCAGCATTAACATTTACTTCGGCACCAGCAGCAATGCCATTCAATTTTGTCTTATCTGAAGGTAACATCAAACCAGCTAAAGCAGTAGTAGATGCAGGTAGATCTAATTCTATATTCTCTACTGCATTGGTTACTAAGTTCCTTTTATCCAGAGTAACAGAGATACCTGTTGCTGTAACTGATTTAGCAGCAGCTTCAATTACTTCATTAACATTTGTAACTTTAGTTTTATCCGCAGTAATATAATCATTAGTGCTTAACCCCTTACCATCAACTTTATCTACTTTAGTATCAATTGCTTCATATACCTCAGTAAAGTCAACTTCTGGTATATTGACTACAGTCCATGTACCATCTTGTCTAGCATACTGCTTATTGTCTTTCGGGGCTTCTTCTACCAGTTCCTGACCATGATCACTACTTAGGTATGGTATCTTAACCCATTCCCCGTTATATTTTACTTTAATAACCATAATTAAATATTAAATATTTGTTTGCCAATCGATTTAGCTTCTGTTCTAAGAGTTTGAAAAGATTGCCATTCATCATATCTAGTTATAGGTTGACTACCACTAAGTAGTTGTTCAACCATATTAGATTTTAATGCTGCTTCTTCATCTGCACTATATTTAGTTCTAATAATCTTACTTACGAAAGATTCATAAGTTGGTTCTTCATTAAACTTTAATTCATAGTAAGCATAACCATGTATATCTTCAGAATTAATTTCTTCAATATCCCATCTAACAGCCCATTCATTCATTCCTAGGTATTCTATTACTTTAGGAATATTATCACCCTGTACTTTCTTTAATTCCATCATCACTTAATAATTAATGTGACAGCAGTCTTACTATAAAGTCATCTCATAGTAATTCTTTTAGATCCCGCCCTTGTTATTAATATTTAATTATCTGTATTACTCAGGACTATGCCTGCATTTTCTTAAATGTATCTGAATCAACTACAACGATCTTACCATAAAAGGCTAATCTTGCACCGAGAGTCGTCCAGGAAGACGAGGAGGCAGCATCAGCAATAGCCACGAAGACCCCGCATCGAGAACCACTAACCGAAGCACCCGACCGTAGGAAGATTCTATTTACTGTTGGATTAAACCAGCTATAATCGGAATAGTAAGTAGTTTCAGATCCACCATGTGCTGTAGGAACTACATCACCATATTTACCTTGAGCTACGGCTTTAATCCATCCATTATATGCTGCTGTTGCAGCTGGGTTAGGTTCGTATCCTACAACTCTGATATTAGTAGCACCTGCTGCTTCAAGCTCTGCTACATCCTTATCTGGGAATGAACCTCCGTCATATACAACGTATTTACCTTTCAAAATGTTTATTCCTTGTACAAACTCCCACTTACTGTAATAGCAGTCTTCAAGTCCTAAGAAGCTAGTTGAGTAATGTGTAGAATCTTCTAAAGTTGCTAGTCTACCATCCTTATTACCTAAAGATATAGTACCACCTGTTTTACCAGCATTATGCGGTTTAGTACCGCCAGAACAAGGTATTGATGAATTAGAAGTACTAATGTTAGTAGTCTTGTAGTAAGCACAGAATATTCTGGCTATTGTTGCATGAATTCTATAATCCTGTATACTCCACATTGAACCATTTGCTTTAGCTTGTGTTACAAAGGTTGCTAATGTTTGTGAATGAGTAGATTCTACTCCTCCATCACTACATAACCAATTGAGATCTGAATACTTGTAAGCTTCGTAAACTCCTACTAGTCTTTCAGGTTCTTCAATGTAATCACTATCTATTTGTTGTTCAGATATATATGTTCTCCAAATACCCGGACTTCTTTCAATAGTTTTATGGTAATATTTAGGGAAATGCACCATCATATTTTCTTGGTTTCTTCCAGTATAAGTTACGTCTGTATTATCCGGCCATTTCTTAGAATGACTTTCACTACAATAACTAATCAATGCAGCATCATCTCCATATGGTTTAGCAATACATCTCTTGAATTTACTTCTTAATGATTCAATTACATTTCTATTGCCACCTGTTGCACATGTAGTAGATGATGCATTTTCATTATTCTCATACCAATATGCTAGAGTATCTTCTATGTCGTTATTAGTTACAATTTGATTACAATACCAAACTGCATTGCGTGTACCAAATAAATATGATTCTCCATTTAACGCATTATATTGCGCACTACAGTATTTTGGTAATAATGTTGTTTCATCAAGTCCATTATTACTATACAACGATATTACACTCCAACCAAGACTATTAGGAGATATTTTTCCTTGAATTGTTATAACACCTTTATTTTTATAATTTCTAATAGTCCACTTACATATTGCTTGTAAGTAATCAACAATAGGATGACCGGCAGTTTCATAATCGTCTCTTAGTAAACCATCTGTAATCAAAGTGTCCCAGTTTGGGAAGTTAGCATATAATGCTACATTACTGTTTTCAAATCCTGCATGATATCCATCTAAAGTATCAGCTTCCAGACCACTACCGCTACCATCATTACCAGCATGCCATACTTTATTGTTTTTATAAGTGAATTTATCTTCAGATATAGAAAGATTTGTAGCACTATCCCAAGGATTATTTCCCCATCCTAAATAAACATTAGAAGATTTATATGTAGATCCATCTCCAGTGGAAAACATTCCAATCCCACCTATATAACCAGTTTTATCAAAGTTTCTATAAAATAAACCTTTTGCATTACTACTGTTTTTGGTATTCTCTAATTTTAATCCATCTAAAGAAACTTCCGTATTATATTCGCTAACTGTTATATTAAGAGCACCTGTCATGACATCCCCAGTCTTTTTCACATATCTAGCATCACTAGTATCTTGTGTCATTGCTGTGATACCTTTAGCAAAAGCTATCTTTGTACCATTCTTAGTAACTGTAGTAATCACATTACCTGCACCAGTAACTTCAACTGTTTCTAGTTTGTTGCTCTTTAGATTAGCAATATCAGATTTGATTGTAGTATCATTATAATTACTCAATCCATCTAGTTTAGTCTTATCAGCAGCAGACATAACACCTGCGGTAGTAGTAGTAGCTTTATTAATAACCACTGTGCTAGTACTTGCAGCACCAGTTGTAGGATTCTTCTTAGCCAGAGTAATCGTAGCAGCATTAGCATCACTAACTGCACCTGTACCACCAGTAACATAATCAGTTAAGTTTGTTACTTTAGTTTTATCTGCATTCGTATAATCATTTGTTGAAAGACCCTTACCTTCTTCTTTCTGTACAAATCGTGCATCTGCTTGTGCTTGACTATAACCATCAAATGTGAAATCATAGTTTTCACTAGGATCTAACCACATGATCTCTTCCTCAGTAGGTTCAGTATCTGAGATCTTAATATCCTCTGGTATAGTTACATTCTTATTTACAGCATTCAAAAGTACTCTTTTAGTAATAGTCTCAATCTTATTAACTTGTGCACCTGCTTCAATACCTTGTAACTTTGCAAAGTCTTCTTTAGACATCAAACCATTAGATGTTAATGAAGCTAATTCAGCAGTACCACCTAATGCATCCCAACCTTCACTTGTCCATGCGTAGTTAGTATCATTCTTACGAACATTCCATACATCACCAATCACATTACCTTCAGTAGGCAAATCTTCAATCGTATCTACAGATCCTTTGAAAATATATACAGAAGTAAATTTACTATCTACTTGGGATTTATTATAGTAGTTGTTAGCAAGATCATCTGCTACTACCTTTATGTTAGCATCAGTTTGATCCTTAGTATAGTACCTAGTATCATGAGTATGAGTAGTTACTTCACCTACTAATACAGCTTCAATAGCTGCTTTACTAAGTTCAGCATCTTTACCGGGTTCTCCTTGAGGCCCTTGGAATCTACCCATGTTAACCCATTCTGTACCATTCCAAAAGTATAAGTCTGTACCAACAATATAAGAATCACTAAGCTGTGGGTCTACAATGTCATTTAAATCTTCTGGACTATTAAGACTACCTTTCAAGAGAATACCTGAAGATGGCCAACCTGTGTTTACATACACATCATTGACTTCATCCCAAAGATACCAATAACCATCTTCTCCTACTTTGGGTGGATTGTCTGCATATTCCTTAGCTCTTGCTGCTTGAGTATTAGCATTATTAGCAGCAGTAGTAGCATTTGTAGTAGCCTGTTGTGCAGCTGTTTTAGCCTCATTTACGGCAGTTATAGCATCAGCTGTATTCTTTTCCCTTGCAGCCTCTTGAGTCTCTCTAACAGCCTCATTTGCCTGTCTAGTGGCTTCATTTGCTATCCTTTCCTGCTCTGCTGTATCACGAGTAGTTTCAGCTGCTATTCTAGCATCTTCATTATCTACACGTTCTGTTTCAGCTGCAACTCTTCCCTCTTCAGAACTGATTCTTTTTGTTTCTTCCTCAATTCTTTTCTGCTCATTTGTGTTACGTTCAACTTCAGCAGAAGCTCTTAATGTCTCTGCACTAGCTCTAGAACTTTCAGCAGATACACGATTAGCTTCATTAGTCTTACGAATATCCTCTTCAGACTTTCTAGAGTTCTCTGCAGCAATACGAGCATTCTCTGCAGTTACTCTTTTAGACTCTTCTGCTTTCCTACTATCTTCATTGGAGATACGTGTATTCTCATTGCTTACTCTGGTATTCTCAGCATTAACTCTACCTTGTTCCGCAGTAACACGTAATGCTTCTGCTTCCTTAACAGCTTGTTCAGTAGCTTCTACTTGTGCTTTAGCTTCTAATGCTTCTGCTGCTGCATCTAATGCAGGTTGTTTTAATGATTGAACCCATTCCTCTTCAGTACCTACAAAACCATGTTTTACTGCAACTTCATATGCTGACCAACCTTGAATACCTTGCATACCAGATAAGTCAACAATGAACTTCCAACCTTCTTGAGTCTTTAAGTAAACCTTAGCATCATCAGGATCTTCTACATCATTAGTATTAATAAGTACATACTCACCTAACTTTACATCTGCAGTACCCCAATCAGCTTCCATTGCTTCAACTGAAGGATATTCCTTCTTGTAAGTGAAAGCATCACCAATAGCAGCTATACCAGTATTAACATATTGTTTAGTATCATAGTCATAGATCCACCAATCACCATCTACGATCTTTGGTGGATTACTAGCAATCTCTTCAGCTTTATCAGTAGCAGCTATTGCATCGTCAACTATACCTTCAATTTCTTCTACAGCTTGGTTAGCTTTATCTGCAGCTTCATTTGCTTTGTTAGCTGCTTCTAGTGCAGCAATAGCTGCATCTTCAGATGCTTTACTTAAGCTATCAATCCAATCTTGTTCACTACCTTTAAAACCTAATTTAACTGCAATATCGTAAGCACTAAGACCACGAGCTTCTATACCTGTATCTACATATACTTTGTTGATAGGATCATAAGTAAACCAATGATCATTCTCACCTATATATGGGGTCTCTGCAGTAGCTTTTACTCCAGTATCTCTATTGTCTACCCACCAGTTGCCATTAGAACCAATAAATGGTGGTACATAGTCATCTTTACTTACATCAAAGAGTACAATCCATTTTTCTATATCGTGATTGTAAACTTTAATTATTCTACCTTTTGAATCTGCTCCCAAGTCAATCCAGTACCCAACCTGATCTGGATTGGGTACGGTTATACTTGCGAACCATTCATAATATACATTATTCTTAATCATATTATAATGAGTATGGATTATCTTGTTTTATTTTTTCTACTGCTTCTCTCCATTCTTGATATGCTGCTGCAGCTTTCTCTTCCTCTCCAAATTCTCTATATTTTACATAAGCCATATACAGTCTATCTGTACTAGTATTATATAAATTCTCTCTATGCTTTCTTATTTCCTCATTGACCACAGCTGTATCTTTAGGAATCATATAGAAAGCGTTATATAAATCTAGATTAGGATTTGCTAAATTAAATTCTATTTGTTCACTAGATGGATGCATGTAACCTCCTTGAAGTAATCCTTCGTAAGAGTCTACAAACTCACTTTCTTTTAATCCTTTATACCAATCCTCTGGGGCTTCTATCATTCCACTTGAACAAAGTAAATATATTTTTTCTTCCATATTATTGAGCGTAACCTAAAATTACTAAATCAATTGCATCATCCTTATCACCAACATCATGTCTATTGTTATCTGTGTCCACACAAATTATTTTAAATGAACTGGAAGATGTGGAAGTTACTCCAACAGTTCCTCTAAATCCAGCACTATCTGAATAAGGAGAACTAGTTCGTGCTTGTCCTTGCCACAATACTATATAATTTGTATGACCGATGTTGTGATACACTATATATTCTCCAGTTCCACTTCTATTTATAGAGCTAATTTGACATCCTCCTTGGGAATAGATTGTTCCTCTTAATCCACTACCGTAATGGCAGATAGTTTTAACACCTGGAATATTCCATCCACTTAATGAACCTACTGATACGTTTCCTGTAAAAGTAGCAGTAGATGCAGAAATACTCCCTGCTATCGTTGCACTATTTGCAACAAGTCTACCATCTTGATATACTCTAAAAGGAGCCCAGAATCTATTTCCTTGTGCTGTACCATCATCAAATGGTTTACCTGCCCAAAATCTAACTTGATCAGATCCAGTACCAGCTCCAGTAATACCAGCATTTGCAGTTACTGTACCATCTCCTACTGTTAACGTACCACCACCATATATCTTTAATGCTGCTTTATTACTAGGTGTTCCATCTTTTACGGCATCATTACCAAATGACATAATTGGCCAACCTTTAGTTATGTCAGATTCGTATCTACCGTCTAAGAAAAATCTACCACTACTAGCTGCAATACAATTGTTATAAAAGTCCATACCTGCGATAGTAGCTTTTTCCGCAAACAATAGCCCAGTAGCTATAGATTCAAAAGATGCTCCAAATGAAGACCAATATGACGTGTTACTTCCTGGGGTTACATTCTTAAAAGATGATAAACCTCTTCTTCCATTAGCAACCATATAATAGACGCTACCATATTTAACGACATCTCTTACATCAGGGTTAACTGTCCATGCATAATACTTACTAGAACTGTATTCTCCACGATAACTTAAAGATGGACCATTCCATCCATCTGAACCAGGTGCTCCAGTATTTCCTCTATCACCTTTTTCTCCTTTATCACCTTTCTCACCATCTTTACCAGAATGTGGTAACGGATCAGTCCAATATCCTCCTATACTTTCATCATAAGCCATTTGTTTAGCATTTGGATCATAATTACCTGAACTAATCCAAGTAGTTTGAGATGAACTATACTTTGGATCTGGATACCATATATAACCTCCAGATGTTGCACCACCAGAAGACGGTCTATATGTGAATGTAGGTCTACTAGGTTTAGTACTAGCATTTGAAGTGTTACAGAATATTTGTATAGGACTATTACCTACGTCACCGTTTACTCCTGCCTTGGATTTAGTGACAACAAAATCAACACTATCTACTACCTTGTTACCACTTGCTGGTGATATAAAATCTACCCTCCACATGGCAGAATCAGAAGTCAATGATGTACACTTAATTGTTTGTGTACTTTGGGTATAAGTTACACTACCAGTACCAGTTTGTAAAGAAGTAGTAAGTTTAAAATCAGTAATATCTTGAGAACCATATTTCAATCTAGCTGTAGTAGTAGCTGTAGAATAATCTGTTACTACTCCACCTGAATCTGCTGGTACGCCAGTGTTTTCATTTGTAAGGATGCCTCTATATACATTTTCACCATCACGAACATTATTAATAGTCATGAAATCTGAAAACTCTGCTCCTGCTCCTGATACTACACATTTAAAACTAATTTCATCTTTTTTTGTGCTAGTAAAATAGATACCATTATAACTAACCACTAATGTGCTATTTGTCTCATTAGATAATAGTTGCCAATCATACGTACCTGCTATTGCCCAATACCATTTATAAGTTGGATTAATTATGTTGAATGAATCTGCAGTAAGAGTAATTGTAGTGTTTTCAGGAACGGTTTTACCTGTTTTATAGTGAAAGAATTGTTCTCCGGACATATACACATATGCTGCATCTTCCCCATTAAAACCATTTTCACCATTAGCTACTTTATTAACGTACCATGTCTTAACTATAGATACTCCATCTTCTAATGTTACATTTAAGTCTATACTAGCCTGTTTCTGACTTATTGAAGTAAGAGTTACCTTAGAACCGGTTATGCTTACAGTAGCTCCACCAGAAGTAGTAGAATATGTTATACTTTTAATAGCAATTGGATTAATACCATGATATGCATAAACATCTGTAGTAATAGTAGATAAATCTACTAATGGTGTAACTCCATCTGCATCGAATGGTACTGCAACCGTACCATTACTTAAATCAATATAATATGCATCGAGACCTTCTGCACCATTTGATAATTTAGCTAATTGAGTATCATCATAGTAAGTAGTACCATCAGAATTTGTAACAGTACAACGAATACTTAATGTACGGGAATCTGTCGGCATTGCTGTATATGGAAAGTCTATAGAACTTTGTGCAGACAATTTGGTTCCTTCTGCATTAAGCATTTTCCATTCGTATGTAGGATTTTCCATCCCATATACATTTGCAGTTAAATGAATAGTTCTTGGAGTAGGAGTTCCTGAGAAATCGGGAGTATCAAATAAAAATAACCGATCACCTACAATTTCTACCCATTTAGCTTTGTCATCTCCTGACTTACCATCTTCACCTTTTGAAACTTGCTTCTGCCATTGATCATCATTCTCATTTGGTTCATCTTTGGTACCATTAGGATCCATACAAATCCATAAACTACCTTTATGACTTACTTGGTCATAATAATAGTAAGTGTTGCCAGAAACCCAAATACCTCTATATACAGGTACTCTAACGATTCCTGTGTCAGAAGTTTGATAAATTGTACCTACAAATTTGGTTTGATCACCACCAATTACAACTCTTTCACGAACTACACCATCCTCATCAGCTAGAGAAAAAGTATCAATATTCTTATAGTAAGAAATTCTAGGGGCATTATCACCTTTAGCACTGATAAAAATTGCGTTACGTCTCTCATCCATTTGTAAATTGTAATCTGGATCAGATTCGTACATATGACCTAATTGTAATATTTCATCATCTGCTTCTGGCTTACCACTACCTGGCTCGCATACGTCTTTAGACAACGTGATGTAATTACTACCAGTAGCATTTACTTTACGCCAATATCTTTTAACGTTTTTACCATCAAATTTTTGGCATATTGCTAAGTCATTAACTATAAATTGATTATACTTAGTACCTTCTTGATCATCAAAGTAGCATTTATAAGAATCTGCTAATTCTTCTACTTCGATACATTTCATATCTGCTACAGTAACTAGAATATCACCACCCACAGCCTTAATCTCATTTACTGTAAGTTCGTTTATTGTCATATTACCTCTAACAAACAGATTGTCTAGTTCCATATTCCATTTAGAGCCTAATGGATATAAACTAGCTCCAACTCCATCCCAACCAGAACGAAATGTATTTCCTGCTTGTAAACCTTGTAACATTGTTATTTTACCATCCGCAGTATCCCCATGCTTATTTAAATAATCTTCTGCAGTCTTTAAAGAAGTATATAAGAAGTTATCTGCAGGAGGTGTACTTTCTCCATACTTGATTACAGGTAAAGAACCAGAACTACTAGCCACTGCTTCTACTTGATTTTCAAGTTTAGACAATGCTTGATTTAATGTATCAGATGTAGCCAACGGAGATGCATCATTCGCTTTATAATAACCAGATAAAGGAAATATTGTAGCAGTACTTTGGGTATGATAACCCGGAGCAGATCCACTACCACCCCCATTTGCAATAAGTTCAGATAATGCTGTAATAGTATTTTCAGCTACTGTGAGTCTATTGAGAGCATCCTGTAATTGTTGTAATGTAGATCTATTGTCAATATCATCTATCCACTCTTGCATGGTACCACTCATACCTGACATATCAGTATCATGCTTAGTATCTAAAGTAATGATCTTATTATTCAATACATCATAATAACTAGTGATAGTACTATTAAGATTAGTAGTTACACTAGTATCTCCTTCTACTATCTTATTACTAAGATCTTTATAATTATCATTTACTTTAGTATCTAGTATCTCAACATCTTCTTCTACAGCATCTACTCTCTCATTAGTAGCAAACGTACCAGATAGTGATGTAGTAAAACTTCCACTAGTAATATTTTTATTACTACCATCTTGTACAAGGGTAATGAGGTCTTGCTTCTGTAGTTTAGTTGTTAGTTCAAATTGTGATATCTTTTTATTCATACTACTCTTGGATTATGTGTTCTTCAATTTCTGTCAATATACAATCATTGTCGATATCTTTTTCTGGATAGAAATTAATTTGTTTTTTTAAACAATGTATATATCCTATAATTTTATCTACATCCTCCTGAGTAATGGGAAAATCTTCATCACCCAATTTAGTACTGGCCCAACTAGATAATTTGTCTAAATGTAACAATAATACTAAATTAGTAATAGAAGTTCTATCCAGTTTTGTATTGTACTTAGTAGACTGATTAACTAATTCACCAACTTTACTTACATAATTCGCAATATCCATCTTTACAATTTTTACAGTCATCAATAGTACAATTACACGTTCTCATATCAAGTAAATTCAGCATTTCATTATAATACTGTTCTGCATCATCTGCAAGATTCAAAGTAGTAGCATTATCGTAAAGTGTTTTCTTAAACAGAAACATCATTATTTTATCCTTCATTTTGTTATCTAGGCAGTTGTGGCAATACGTAGTTAGCAGTTTTATTTCTGCATAATACAATGATTCATTCATTTCCATATCAATCGTATATAAAATAAAAGGGGAAAGGGATATTACTCCCAATCCCCTTTTTGGTTTGAATTATATTTTTTGATTAAGCAACTTCTACAAAAGCTTTTAAAGCTGTCATAAATGCAGAGTCATCAAGTTCACCAGCATTTACATACAATTCACAAGCTAATGGAGTTGTTTTAATATATTGATTATCATCACTAAGATATTTATTATCCCATTCGATAGACAATGTATCGTAAGTAGCACTTAAATCGGCTTTCAACTCAGGAGCAATGTACGGATATATACCATTTGCACGGTGTGTGATACCTCTGTAACCAAGAGCTGCATTTTCACGATCACGAACAATTTTCGGATTACCCTTACCTGGAGTACCTTGAGTTTTAGCAATCGTTAAATTAGCAATAGGGTACATTACATTACTCAACAAACCGGAAGGAATAGTTTTCCACATAAATGCTT